AATAAGTACGGTTACAGCAGAAAACGATCATGATCACGCAACACAAGGTTTTGGAGCGTCAGCAAATTCTACAGACGTAACCACTTCTCACACCTTTAAAACAGGAGTTACTATATATGGAAAATGGGATCACGTTGAATTAAATAGTGGTGGTTGCATATGTTACTACGCTCCATTATAATATATAAGTATGTTAGGTTTAGGAAATAGTATAACTTCAGGATCTGTTGTTGCTGCATCAGGATTCTCACCAATAGATATAACTAAATTAGTTGGATGGTGGGATTTTACTGACACAAAAGTTATGTATAGTGATGCTGGATCTACAGAAATAACTCATGGTGATGCTATTTATAGAATAGACAATAAAGCCTATACCCTTCAAAGTAATGACAATACAGCTTTAGGTTCTTTTTTACAACAAGGAACTTCAGGTAATAGGCCTGCTTTTCACTCGTCTGGTTATGCAGTTTTTAGTGCAAATGATTTTTTAAAAGCCAGTAAAGACACAGGTAATGTAGCTGTTAATAAATTATCAGACACAACCTTAAACGGTATAGACATGACTGTTTTTTATGTAGTTTCCGAATTAGGATCTGCTAGTGCGGATGAGTATTTACTTCATATAACAACTGCTAATACCTCTGATAGAATGTCTATTTATCTGGTTGACAGTGGCAGTAGTGATAGGTGGCGGTGGCATCATCAAGACAATACCGATAGAACGAATACAATCATGAACGTCGGGGTAAACGCTACCAATAGCAAGGAATTATATACAGTTCATTTAGACAGTACAAGTGCTTCTAGTTTTTATAGAAATGGAGATACTTCAGACGGTGTTACAAACGGGTCTGCTGATAACCACGACATTGACTTAAGTGTGAATAATGTTAATGTTGCTGTTAGAATAGGGGTTGGGGCCGCAGCATCTGCTGGTAATTATTTAAATGGATTAGTTCATGAAGTTATTGTTTACGATAAAGCTTTAAGTTCAGATGAAATAACTCAGGTGCAAGATTTTTTAATAAACAAACACAGTATATCATAAAATAATATAATATGAGCTCACTAACAGGACAAAAAATAAAAGACACTTATAAAAGTTTAATAAAAACAGAGGCTACAACAGGATTTAACTCCTCTACACCAACAAGAATAGAAGATGGGGATGGAGTAAAAAGTGCAGTTCATTTAGGTAAATCATCTTTACATGTATCTGGTAGTGTAGCTGTTAATGTTTCAGAAACATCCAACCCTTCAGCAAACCTACACATTATAGGAACGTCCACTAAATCTATGTTGGTTGAAAACTCAGATGGTTATGATAAATTTTATATAGGTGATACAAATGGATCTTATAATGTAAAGCTTGGAGATATAGATGCAACTTCTCCAGGTAATAATAATTACATGTGTATAGAAGATAATAACAATAGATCTTTTTTTAAAACCACAAACTTTGGAATAAACAACACAGTTCCTACATCAACATTACATGTTGGTAATTTTTCTGGAACAGCAAACTTTTCACTAGGATCTGACACCAGTGCATTTAAGGTAGGTAAGAGTGGTAACACAGAGCTACTTAAGGTTGATACAGAAAATGAAAAAGTTGTTATTAATGGATCTTTGGAGATGACTGGAACTGGTTCTTTTAGAAAAAGCACACAAAGAGTAGAGCTAGAGGAATACTTTAAAAAATTACCAGCAGTTAATGCCACTTTAGTTATAGACGCTGATGCAGATGACGCAGCCGCTTTAGCTTCTTATGTTAGAGCAAATAAAGATTTTGAAGTTCTTGGAACAGATGTAGCAAATGCTACTATTAGGTTTGATACTGGGGGGTATGGAGGTGTAAATTTAATTACTCATAACTCAGCTAATGATCAAGTAATTGTTTGTCCTCACACAGATGCTAATCAAACTATGTGGAACGCTTCTCATTTCTTGACTCAAAAACAAGTTGTTTGGGAGGGTGCTATACAATCTGGATCTTCTGTGGCTGACACTTCTTTTTGGGCTGGTATAAAGAAAACTAATGATGCTGCTTATGCAACCGATGATGATCAAGCTTACTTTTTATATTCATCAGATGATACGCAAGGTGCTTTAACAACAAACGCTAATTTACATTTTGTTTACTCTGTTGGTGGAACGGATTATATAACTGATCTAGGTGTTGCGGTTGCAGCGGATACTGTTTACAGATTAAGAATAGAAATAGATATAAATAGACAAGTGTCTGTATTTGTTAATGATGTTCAATATGGACTGGTTACATCAGCTACAGCAGGTGGGGCCACACAAAGTGTTGCTACCACAAAATCTTTAGCTATGACAAGTGGAGTTCCTTTATTTCCTTTTGTTGGTGTAGAAACTTTAACCACTGCCGCTAAAACAATTATTTTATTCTACGAAAGAATTAGTAGGATCATAGGCTAGTTGTATTAATAAAAAATTTTTACTATATTGGTAGAAATTTAATTTAATATAACATGAAAACAGAAAAGGTAATTAAAAAGGTCTGTAAAGAAGTCCAGGACCTTCTCATAAAAAAAAATAAAGACTACGGAGATTCTGCTCTAAACCCATCAAATGTATTTTCTAAAGGAGACGTTTTTGAATCATTAGGATCAAGAATAGATGATAAACTTATGCGTATACAAAACGTAGGGGTTTGTGATGAAACAGAAGACACTATACTAGACTTAATAGGTTATCTTATTTTATATAAATCAGCCATGATAATGGAAAGGGACAAGGTGTATAATGAAGAAAAAGATTTTATTGAAAACGGAGGGCATCTTTCTGTAAATGGCAGAATGTTAAGTACAGTAGATGATTTAGATATTTATTACTCAGAAAAAGAAGAAGAAAATGGAAATTGAATCAATAAATCCTATTATAAGAAAAATAACAATAGGAGACTTAAAACAAGGATTAACCTACAAGGTGGGTCAAAAAATGCTAGGTGGTTCGGTAGAGGTAACAGCAATCATTCAAGATGAAGCAGCGTGGTACAAACATCAACAAGTTGTTTATGATGTATACACAAGATCGGAGGGTGAAGAGTTTTCTAGACCATGGAAAAGATTTTTCGATCAACCAACAGCTATAGAATTTGATGTTCAAGAAAGAGATTCTTACGAAGTAAAATAACATATGAAGCCAATTAAAGATTATTTTTTTGTCAAGGTTGAGAAAACAACTGAGGACACTGTAGATATTAACGGAACAGAATTAATAATAGATACTAGCTACGACCCAATGAAACTAGCTAGGCAGCATGGTGTTGTTGTAGAAACTCCTATATCATTTTCTAAAGGGGTTAAGCTAGATGTTAAAGAGGGGGACATTGTTTATTGTCATCACTTTTTAGTAGAAAAAGAAAATGAAGTAAAGTTTTATGAACAAGATCTTGTGTATAAAATTCATTGGAGTGATGTGTACTGTAGGGAAAGAAATGGTAAATTAAAGATGTTACATTATTGGAATTTTGTTGAACAAAAAATGGAGAACGAAGAAGATTTTAAAACCGAATCTGGACTAATAACAAAGCCTTATATGGAAGAAGTTAAACTACATGGATACATAAGGTATATGAATGATTGGATGAAAAAACAGGGTATAAAAGAGGGTGATGAGGTTATTTTTTCAGAAAATTCAGAGTATGACATGAATATTATGGGTAAAAAGTTGATGAGGATGAGAAATTTTGATATCTTAGCTAAAATAGAAAAATAGTATGGAGGATCATGAAATTTTAGACATATGCATGGAAAACTCTTATGATCTCATCATGGGAAAAAAATCTCTAGATGAAATACTAGACTCAAGCGAAGTACCCTATATCTTATGGAATGCGGTTAGCAACAAGGACCTTGAAGGAACTATATTTAATGATGTTTTAGATCTTATGATAAAATATTACGAAGATATAGAGGCTTACGAAAGGTGTTCAAAATTATTAAAATTTAAGAAAAATGAGAAGCTTAGACGTAAAAAAAAGATTAGAGGAATTAATAGAATCAGGAAAACAGGCGTTTGATTTACTACTAGAAGAGGTTAAAAAACCTATAGACCCAGAACTACAAGATGATAAAGCTAGAAATGCTATGAAGGCAAAAAAAGAGTGTTTCATGGACGCTCAAGAAATATTAATGTCTATAAACAAAATTCAAAAACAAATAGAAAACGAAAACGTAGAAGAAAATATAGATAAAGAGGAAAGTTCTTTTCAGGCTGGGTTCTCAGAAAAATACGCTAAAAAATAGAGAGTACAATTTATTTTACTATATTTGCATAATTGGTAAAAATTTCTTATGGAAGGAAAAATAAGAGTAAATGGATTAGAATTTAAGCTCCCTCCTAAGCCCAGGAAAAAAGACATTCTTTTTTCAGATCTAAAAAAGAAAGATCAAAAGTGGAAAAGGACGGAACTTCCAGACACCCTTTCAGAAGAAACAGCAGCCAGTCATTCAGAGTTTATAAGCACGGAGTTTGAAAGAAGAAAGAGTGGTGTTTGGTTTATGAATAATGGAAAACCTACCTACATAACAGGTGAACATTATTATTATTTAAACTGGTGCAAACTAGATATAGGTTACCCTGAGTATAGAGATAGGGATAGAAGGTTCTTTATTTTTTGGGAAATATGTAAAAACGATCCAGAGTGTTTTGGAATGGTGATGGTTAAACACCGTAGAGAGGGTGCTTCTTACAAGGGTGCCGCTATGTTATTATACGAGATAACATCTAGATATAATTCACACGGTGGTATTATAAGTAAAACAGGAGTAGATGCTAAGTCTTTATTTACAGACAAATTAGTTTATATGTTTAGACACCTACCTTTTTTCTTTCAACCTATTATAGATGGTAGCGATAATCCAAAGAGCACTTTAAGTTTTAATGCTCCAGGACAAAAGATTTCTAAAAACTTTAAGAAGATTGTAAAGTCAGAAGCATTAAACAGTAAGATAGATTGGAGGAACACAAAAGACAACTCTTATGATTCAGTAAAGTTAATTAGATATTTGTGTGATGAGGGTGGTAAATGGGTAGATGCTAATGTGGAAAAGAACTGGCAAGTTGTTAGATCTTGTTTAACACTAGGTGATAAGATTATAGGAAAATGTTTTATGCCTACCACGGTAAACGAAATGGCAGATTCAGGTGGAGAAAGGTTTAAGAATATATGGGATGATAGCAGTATAGAAGAAAGAGATGGTAATGGAAGAACTAGATCTGGTATGTATAGCTACTTTACTCCAGCTTACGATGGGTATGAAGGGTTTATAGATGAGTATGGGATGTCTGTTGTAGACACACCAACAAAAGAACAGGCTAGGTTTATAGGTAAAAATATAGGAGCTAAAGAATATCTTCAAAACGTAAGAGAAGGCTATAAGAAAAATACAACTAAGCTTTCTGAAGAAAAAAGACAAAGACCGTTTACTGTAGAAGAGGCTTTTAGAAGTGACTCTAGACACAGTCCTTTTGATGTAGAAAGAATATATCAACAAATGGATTATAATGAAGAGTCAGAGGGATTAATAGTAAAGGGTGACTTTATATGGAAAGATGGGATGAAGGACACTAAAGTTCTTTGGAAACCAGGATCTACTGGTAGATGGAGAATATCTTGGTTGCCTCCAGAAGAAAGAAGAAATAATATAAAGATGAAGGGTAATAGAAAGTGCCCAGGAAACGAAATAGAAATGGTGGCTGGATGTGATCCTTACGATCACGACACAACAACGGATGGTAGAAGATCGGATGCAGCTTGTTATGTTTATAAGAAGTTTACAATGATGGATGATTTTTCTAACGTGTTTGTTTGTGAGTATATAGCTAGGCCACCTAAGGCAGAAATGTTTTACGAGGATGTTCTTAAGACTTGTGTTTTTTATGGGTGTCCTATATTAGTAGAAAATAATAAAATAGGTATTTTAAAGTATTTTGAAAGAAGGGGATATTATGAGTATTTAATGGATAGGCCAGAATCAACTCATACAGATAGTAGTAGAAAACAAAAAACAAAAGGAATACCTTCAACAGGTGTTGCTGTATTGAATGCACAAACAGAAGCTATAGCTTCTTATGTGTATGATTATGTAGGAATACTTGATTTGGATAAAATGGAAATGGGTAAATGTTATTTTAACAGACTACTTGATGATTGGAGTCGTTTTGAACCAGATAATAGAACAAAGTATGATGCTACTGTTGCATCTAGTTTAGCTTTACTTGGTGCTCAAAAACATGTTACACAGAAGAAAGTTAAAAAAATAAGTATTAACTTTATAAAAAAATATAATAATTCAGGATTAATATCTAAGAGAATATAGATGAAAGCACAATTTGAAACTATAGGGGGGTATCCTACTATTTTTGTTAGCAACGAAGATAAAGCTAAAAACGAATACGGTCTTCAGTATTTTAAAAGAATGTATCACGACTGGAAAAACAACAGTCAAATGAACTATCAAGATAGAAAAAGAAGATTTGAAAAAATGAGATCCTACGCAGAAGGAACTCAAAGTGTTGGTAAATATAAAGATTTATTAGATGTTCAGGGCGACAGTTCTTATATGAATATAGATTGGACTCCAGTTTCCATAGTGCCTAAGTTTGTTGATGTTGTTTGTGGTAGTATTATTAATCAAGAACACACCGTAAAAGCAAACGCTATAGATCCTATATCCATAGATGTTAGAAGAAAGGATACCAGAAAGATGGTAGCTGACATGTTATTAAGGCCAGTTAGATCTGCTATGACTCAAAAAACTGGAAGGACTTATGATAAACCTGGGTTTGTAGCTAAAGATTATGATGAAATAAAAATATTCATGTCTTTAAATTATAAACAGGCTCAGGAAATAGCTATAGAGAATGGAATCACTTTTGTTTTACAACAAAATGATTTTGAAGAAATGAGAAAAAAATTAATAAGGGATATGGTTGTTATTGGAACAGCGGCTATAAAAACTTATATAGACCCTTCTTATGGAGTAAAAATAAGATATGTTGATCCAGCAAACTTAATAACATCTCACACGAACTATCCTGATTATAAAAACATACAGCACGCTGGTGAAATCTATACAATATCTATAGCTGAATTAAAACAAATGGCTGGTGATCAGTTCACAGAAGAAGAGTATAAAGATATAGCACAAAATTACGCAAAGAAAACAGAAGATACTGATTACATGAATAATGGTAGGTTTTCTGGTATAGGGGATTATAATCACGAATATGATAAGTTTTCTATAGAGATAATGGATGCTGAGTTTATATCTACCTATGACATGAAGTATGAAAAGAAACAAAATAACTTTGGTGGATATGCGGTAAATAAAAGAGGTTATAACTACAAGCTTCCTAAAAACTCAAAAAACAAAAGAGAGGTTATAAGAAATAGCGTAAAGGTTGTTTACAGCGGTAAATACATTGTAGGTACAGATTATATATTTGATTATGGTCTTGCTAAAAACATGTCCAGAAAAAAATCAAAACTATCTGAAGTTTCTTTGTCATATATGGTTTATACTCCAAATATTCACAAAATGCAGAACGTTTCTTTGGTTCAAAGAATGATTCCTTTTGGAGATCAAATACAACTAGCTCACTTAAAAATGCAACAGGTAATGGCTAAAGCTAGACCAAAAGGAGCTGCTTTTGAGGTAGGATCTTTAGAAAATGTTTCTAAAGGAGATGGTGGAACATTTACACCTCTTGAGCTTCAAGAAATATTTGATCAAACAGGTAATATATACTATAGAAGAATGGATGATGAGGGTATGGCCTCAAACGCTGTTCCTATACAAGAATTAGAGAATGGTATTGGTAGAGACATGTTGCAGTTAATTCAAATATATCAACACAATTTACAGATGATTAGAGATGTAACGGGTGTTAATGAGGCTAGGGATGGAACTAAACCATCTAGTGAGGCTTTGGTTGGTGTGCAGAAAATGCAGTTGTTAGCATCTAATAATGCTACTAGAAGTATAAATGATGGTTATTTGAAAATATACAAAAACTTATCAGAGTCTATATGTTTAAAGCTACAAGATATAGTAGAGTATGATAAAGCTATTGATGGTTATATATCAGCCATAGGTAGTTCTACTATAGAAACTATAAGAATAAACAAAGATGTTTCCGCTAGAGACTTTGGTATATTTGTTGAAATAGCTCCTGATGAAGAAGAAAAAGCTAGACTGGAACAAAATATTCAGGTTTCTATAGCACAAAAAGAACTTCGTATAGAAGATGCTATTATGATCAGAGACATAAATAATGTTAAGCTAGCTAATCAATTACTTATTCTTAGAAGAAAAAAGTATCAAGAAGAACAAATGGCTATGCAAAAAGCTGCCTCTCAAGCTAACGCTCAACAACAACAACAATCTGTTATGGCCGCTACACAAGCAAAACAACAAGAATTGCAAATGGAGGCCCAAATAGAAATGCAAAAAATGCAAGCAGAAGCACAGATAGAAAGTCAAAAAATGCAATTAGAGTTTCAGTTAAAAAATCAATTTGAAGAAGCTTCTCATAAAAGAAGATTAAACGAAATTCACTTAACTAATCAAGCTAAAGTTGCTGCTGGAAAAATACAAGGAGATTCTAGAAAAGATAGTATAGAAAAAAGTGCTCACTTTCAATCAAGAATGATCGAGCAAAGAAAGGGCAATCAACCACCGATAGAGAATCCTGATGAAGAGTTTGGTGCGTTACCAGACATGGAATAAAAATATATGAGTAAAATTTTGTTTTAAACAAATAAAATAATTACTTTTGCGAAAATATTGTTTAATTTAATTTAATTTATTATGGCAGACGAAATGGGAGACATCATCGCAAGTGAAATGGGCGGTGAGGTAGTATCTAATGATAATTCACAAGTTGCTGAGGTAGTTGATTTATCAACACCAGCACCACAAGAATCAGTAGAAGCTACACAAGAAGCTCCACAACAAATACAACAGGAGGAACCTGTTCAAACAGAGAATCCTGTAGAACAAAATAATGATCGTTCTTTAAATACTGAATCTAGCAATCAACCTGCACAAGAGGTAAGTCAAGAACCTACGCAATCTGAAATAAATGAAGGCTTTATAAACTACATGAACGAGCAGTTCGGTACAGAGTTTTCTTCTATTGATGATGCTAAAAATGCTCTATCACCACGAGAACAAAGTTTTGCTAACGAGCAGATAGCACAAATGAACAAGTTCGTAAGTGAAACTGGTAGATCAGTTATTGACTATTTACAATCTCAAGCTATTGACTACGGGAAGATGTCTAATGAAAATGTAATGAAGGTTTATATGAAACAAAATAATCCTGATCTTACAAACGAAGAAGTTGACTTATTAGTTAATTCTAAGTACAAATTAGGTGACGGTAACGGTAGCGAAACGGATAAAAAACTTGGACAGATTGAGCTTAAAAGAGATGTTGCTAATGCAAGAAAAGATCTTTTGAAAATGCAAGAACAATACAGAATGCCTATAGAAAACGAAGGTATGAGTAATGAGGAGGCAAATGAAATAAGACAAGATTGGATTAATAGCATGAAAAATGAAGTGGCTGATGTAGAGTCTTTATCTTTCGATATAAATGACAATGGAGAAGTTTTTGATTTTCATTTAACTGATGATCACAAAAGATCACTGGTGGAATCAAACTCTAATCTTAATAATTTTTTCGATAGGTATATAGAGGAATCAGGCAACTGGAACTTTGACAAATTAAACATTGACATGTTTGTTTTGGATAATTTTCAAGATATCATAAGAAGTGTTGCAAGTCAATATAGGTCCAAAGGCACCGAGCAGGTGGTAAGGGATATAAAAAATCCATCGTTTAACAACGAGCCTAGAAGCACTACAACTCAGTCTAAATCGATTCTTGAGCAGCTAGATGATCAGATACATGGAGGGAACAATTCATTATGGAATAGATAATAACAAATATTAATTTAAAATTTTTAAAAAATGGCAACAGTAAATATACCTAGCGGTATGCTAATAAAGCCTTCAGCAGTTCAAGTTGCAACTAACGAGAACTATGTAAGTGCTTTAACAGCTACTTCAGGTCAATTTAGACAAAGAGATGTCTCTGAAAAACTTGTTAAGCGTTATGGCGAACAAGGTATTACAGGACTTATGGAGCTAATGGGATCAAAGGCTCCTTCTTCAAACACTACGTTTGAACACTACGAAGAAACTTTTGTACATCACAGTGTATCTGCAACTTTCTCATCTGCTTCAGCAAACAATGCTGCTGAGGTAACCCTTACTCTTCAATCAGATTCTTATAATGAAGACTTTATAGGAACTGACGATTATTCAGCGGTAAGACCAGGTGATATCTTAAGAGATAAAGATGGTGATATGTGGTACGTGATTAGCACACAAATGCCTAGTGCATCTACAAGAACTGTTAAAGTTCACTCTATAGATGGTGCTAACCAAGCAAAAACAGGTACAGGTGATGCATATGAGTTTGTAATTATTGGTAATGCTCACCCAGAAGGTGGTATACAACCAGATGGATTATCTCCATTAATTTATGAATACTCTAACAAGTGTATGATTTTAAAAGAATCTTTTGAGGTAACAGGTTCTGAGGCTACAAACATTGTATACGTAAAAGTTGACAATGAAAAAATGGGATCAGGATATGTATGGTACTTAAAAGGTGAAGCTGACACTTACAAGAGATTCTTAGATTATTCTGAGATTATGATGATGTTAGGTGAGGATATCACTAACGCTACTCTAGAAGGTGTTAATACAACTTTCCAAAGTGGTACTGCACAAAGTAACGCAACACTTAGAGGAACTCAAGGTTTACTTCCTTGGATAGAGTCTAACGGACAGTCTATGGACTTAGGTTCTGCTTCTATCACAATGGCAGACTTTGATGCTATTATTAAATCATTAGATAAATATAGAGGTGCTAAAGAATACGCTATGTATTCAGGTATCAATCTATCTTTAGATATTGATGACTTATTAGCTGCTCAAGGAGCTTATGCTGCTGGTGGTGCTAACTATGGTGCTTTCCAAAATAATAAAAACATGGCGTTAAACTTAGGTTTCAACTCATTCACTAGAGGAGGTTATACATTCCATAAGAAAACTTATGATTTATTTAACCACCCTAGATTATTAGGAGCTACTGGATTTAACTACAATGGATATGGTGTTTGTATTCCTATGGATACACAAAAAGATGCTAGATCTGGCGAAAGTATTCCATCGTTAAGAATACGATATAAAGCTGCTAATGGTTACTCTAGAGATATGGAGCACTGGTTAACTGGTTCTGCTGTTCTACAAAACAAAACTAACACTTCTGACGTGCTACAATCGCACTACAGATGTGAAAGAGGTTTTGAAGGATTTGCGGCTAACAGATACATGTTAATCAAGAAATCTTAATTATTAACCTTATAAAATTTATATAAAATGGCACAAATTTTTGGAGACAAACTATTAATGTTTCACGTTTCTACAGTAGATTCAAACTCTGTTACCAATGCTGATGATGGTACTAATATTGATTTAGCAGCTTTTCCTGCTAAAAACATTAGTTCTATAGCAGCAGAAAATAATGGTAGTGGTTTAGTTTACATTTACTTTACTGGAGGAACGAAGTATGAACCAGGCATGATGGCTGCTACAACAGAACAAGATTCTGATGACACCACAGCTATGGTTAATATCTTCGAATCAATGGAGCAAGCATTTGTTAGAGTTACTTGTACTTCTGGAAAAGAAGCTGCGGTTATAGAAGACCTTTGGGTTGCTATGAACTCAGTTTCTGCTGGACCAGTTTTAAAATTCGATGCTGTAAACAATGTTTACCCTATCGAAAATGTTACTGGACTTCAAGTTAGACGACACGTTACGTCTGCTACAGTTACTTCTGACTAATAACAATTAATAGACTGTCTTGAAATGATATATAGGCAGGATAAAGAACACATTAAGGAGGGGGAGTTTCTCCTCCTCCAAGATGTTTTAATTTTAATTTAATTTAATTTTTAATACAATGACTACAAAAAAAACTACAAAAGTAAAGGAGCCAATGGTTACTACAACTGTTGAGACTCCAGTGGCAGAAAAGCCAGTTAAAAAAACAAATACTCACGGAATAAAAAACCTAAATCAAGGTTTTAAGAAAATTTCTAAACAAGCTGTTACATATAGATTAATAAAAGAAAGAAGGGATCGTAAAGGTCATCTTAAGTTTCCTATTGTTTATATGTTAAAAGCTGAAGATATTATATTTGATGAAGAAAAGGGTATAAATAGAAAAATAAGATACATACCTGGAGAATCATCTATATTTGAAGATGAGCAAAAAGAAGATGCAAAAATAAAATCACCTATTACATTTAATAATGGATTCTTAAGAGTTGACTATACAAATCCTACTTTAAAAAAGTTTTTAGATATGTGTAATGCTAATGCTAGCAATCCTAATAGGGTAGCTACATCACCAGCTATATTTAAATTTATGGATTACGCTAAACAAGCTCAAGAAAAGTTAGAGAAAAGTGTTAAGTCTATGGATGCTTTAAAATTAGTTTTTGATCTTCCTTTAGATAAATTAATAGGTTACGCTCAAGTTTTAGGAGTAAAAGTTGATAAGTCTACAGATGAAATTAGATATGACATGAAAGTTTTGGCTGAAAAAGATCCTGAAAAATTTATAACAGGACTTGACGATCCTAAAATGGAAATTAAACAAACTTTAATTAGAGCTAAAAATCATAATATTATAGATTGGAACGCTCAACAAGTTATGTGGGTTCAAGGAGACAAAAGACCTGTAATAACAAAAGTGCCATTGGGAGTTAAGCCAGTGGACTTTTTAGCTGATAAATGTATGACTGATTCTGGTAGTTCTATTATGGACCAGATAAAAATACACTTATCTAAATATAATTAATATTATTTTACATTAACAATAAGGGGGGTACAAGTTTGTTGCCTCCCTTTTTTTTTGCTATATTTGTTGAAAATGTTTGGATATGACGATTAATGAGTTATATAAGTTTATACAATTTATAGCAAATAAAGAACAAAGGGGGTTTATAAAACCTTCTGAGTTTAATATGTTAGCTGAAAGAGCACAGATTGATTTAATACATGATAGAGTTGCTAGATATAAAGGAAAAGATAGACCATCTGAGGTATTAGAGCTAAGTCATTCTGTATTAGATGATATAAGAACGGTAGTAGAAAGAAAGTTATTGGTGTTTAATAATATACAAATACCACCTAACTTCGCACCAGATCCTAACCCATTTCCTGAATATGATCCAAATAAAAATGGAGCCTTTAGTTATCCTGATGATTATTTACATTTTATATCTATGTTTAAATCTTCTGCTAGTGGAAGGAAGAGTATTAAACTATTAACTTTAGATCAATTTGCAAAAAGAAGATCAAGTGTTATTGTTCCTATAGATGAAGATAATATGGTTTCTGTAATGATTGATGAGGGTTTTGAGGTTTATGAGAATCCAACTTCAGATCTTATTGAAACATGGGACTCTGTTAATTTAGAGCCTAATTCACAAAATATATTTTTAGAATATATTAGAAGACCAAAAGCTCCTCATTGGGGTTATGTTATGGTTAACGACATGTATGTATTTAATCCATCGAGTCCAAATACTGTTGAACTAGAATTGCCAGAAAAAACACACAGTGAGTTAGCACAAAGAATGCTTTCTTATATAGGTATATCACTTAGAGATAGAGAGCCTTTGGGTTACGCAGAATCAAAAATGAAAGATCAAAAGCAATAATAAATGGCAACAAGAAAAAGTATAGCAGAACAAGTTTTAAGAATTATAAATGGAGGAGAACTTAATGAAGACTCTAGAATAGAGTTAAGAGATGTTATGCCTTTGGTTGATCAAGAAAGGGACACATTAATAAAGGCTCAAATAATGGACTCTATGTACACAAAGGGAACAGCTACAGCAAAAAATGAATTGGAGGTTTTGGGTCAATTTTTGTCATCTAAAGTATTAAGTGTAATAAAAAGTAACACGCAAGAAAGAAGGGGTTTGTTGTTTGCTCAACTACCTGATATAATTTCATTACCTAAAGATATGGCTGTTCAAAGGGTTGCTTCTATTGTAGATGATGAAGAACTGTCTAACAAACAAAGAAGAGTTTTAGGTGTTACGGTAACAACTCCACTAACTTCAACCTCAACCCCTGATGTTAATTTTATAAGCCTTACAAATGGACCTTTAAAAATGGATGATAATTACATTATATCATTCAAGATAAATACAGGAGATACTTATAAAGAACCAAAAGAACATAACATTAGTTTTAATGTTAATACAAAAAAATTTAAAAATACAATATACAGTTGGCAAGGATTAACACAGGCTATATGCTCTAGTGATGATTTTAAAAATTTTTTAAAAGACTTTAAATTATCATACAACACAACTAGCACATCAGGCACCACATCTAACATAACTTTAACAGGTCTTTATAATTTTAAAATTTCAAACTTAACAATTAATTCAGCGGAGTCTGGTGGTAGTCATGGTTTTGTTTACACAGTGCTTGACGCAGATAGTTTATCTCAAGATCAAATATCTGACACTTCTTTAGAAATTATAATAAATGACACTCCATACACAATAGATTTTTCTAATGAGGATTGGGGAGATGTTTTAGATTCTTCAGGAAGTGCTACTATGAACGTTGAGGACGCACAGTCTTTTTTAGCAAAAGCTTTTGTATTGAAGAATGCAGATAAAATAGCAAAAGAACAAAACATATTAATTTCTACAGAATTTACTGGCGAAGGTTCTTACCTTGGTACTGATGGAAATGGTGGATTTTCTGTAGGGTCCCCAATATTTATACAAGAGATAGAGCCTAAGGGTGGATTTTCCATTGATATCTACAGCCCTGGTGTTGCTAATGCACAGTTGGTGACTGGAACTTATGTTAAATCTTTGAATAGTGATGGAGTTCCTAATGAATTTGGTCTTTTAAATAACAATGGATATTATCCAGGTAGGTTTAGAAAACCTGTGGTATTTACAAGAATGCCTAGTAGTGGTGTGTATAACACTTTGTATGACAAAGCTGTTAAAATGAGCGGTAGGGATTACTATTATATAGAAGATCGTTTTATATATTTATACGGAAAGTATAACATTGAAGACACTCAATTTATTAGTGTTAAATATATAGCTTCATCCTCTTCTATAAATGACACAGACCCTTATCCAATACCTGCTGACTTTGAGTCTATGATCATAAAAAACCTTGTTCAAATATTTGGTGTTATGAGGCAAGCTAAAGAAGATATGACTAATGATAACCTTAAATAAATAAAAGATGAGTTTTAATCAAAATTGGTACGAACAAAATAACAACATGGATTCAGCACAGTTTGTGTCTATTGAAGATGTTATACAGGATCTTATTGTTGAAGAGGGAAAATCTAGTGAGCATGATTATTTAAGATATTTTAAGATGGCTTTAAGTGGATTAAAAGAATTAAGTTTTGATACTGTAAGACAAATAAAAACAATAGAGTTATCTTTAGATCACAAAAATACAGTTAGATTGCCATTAGATTATGTTTCTTATGTAAAGATAGGTGTTGTAGATGGGTCTGGAGAAATGAATTATTTAGGTCAAAGAACTAAAATAAATTTTGTTCACGGATCTAAATCAACTATCGATGATAACGAAACTGATCCACCTATATTTACAGATAATATTCCTGGGGACGGTATACATGGTAGGTTTGGAGAAGGAGGTGGTAATAATGCAAATGGTTACTACAGAGAAAATTTACAAGAAGGCACTATTGAGTTTTCAAACGCAACAGGATCTATAATATTAGAATATATTTCAGATGGATCTACGGGTCTTTCTGGAGATGAAATAAAAATACACGCTTTTGCTGAAGAAGCTTTAAAAGCTTACATATATTGGAAGTCTATATATAGAAAAAGAGCAATCAATATGAATGAGAAGATGGTTGCTAAAAAAGAATTTTATAATCAAAAGAGACTTGCTAGAGCTAGAATGCAGTCGTTTAATAAAGAAGAGGCTTTACAGACTACAAGAAAAGCATTTAAGCAGGCTCCAAAACTTTAGATAAATGCCTAGTCAACAATTAAAAAGAGTATTTGTAGGTGGACTAGACAAGGACACCGATCCTAGACTATTGAAGAATGGTGATTATCACTATGCTTTAAATATAAGGAATATATCTTCTGAGTCAAACACAGAAGGTGTTATAGAGAATATAAAGGGAAATAAAATAGTTTCTTATGAGTTTCCTAATTTAGTTGGTAAGTGTACACCACAAAGAACAGTTCTTTTTATGCCATCTAATAATTATATATCTAATTATTCTAACTGGCCAGAGGCATATGATTATGTAATACAACAAAACCCTTCAGCATATTTTAATGGTCAATTAATAGATAACCCTATATCATCATACGTTTCAGATACAGAACAGGGTTACTATGCCGCAACTTTTAATATAGGACTTACATCTTCTTTATCAAATATAAATACTCCAGAAATACAAGCTCCTATAGAATATGAAGGATCTACTGCTGAAAATCAATTACTTTACTTAACAGCTTTTGTAGAAACTTATGGAGCAATGTTTTCAAATGCAGGGGTAACAGTTACTGTAATAAATAACAACTCAGAATATTGGAATGATGAAGATTGGTTTGACAACCCTAACCTTATAACAAGTAATCCTAACTACACTCCTGGTCAAATATATGCTTACGCTTTATTGTTTGAAGGGAATTGTAGTGCTGTTTCTGTTAATCAATTTTATATAAATATATTAACTCAAGGAAGCCCTGATGTTAACATTGTAAATGGACCATATGGAGATAGTGAACAGCTGAACACACCTGATAATGGTTTAGTTTCAATGGGTTGGAATATAGTAGATCAGGCAAACAAAAACTATATGGAAGGTGCAGCCACAGCTTTAACAAACCTAGGTCAACACCCAGATATAACACCTGTAAATTATAGTTGTATAGGTTATTATGAAGACACTAAAAACGATCAAATATATTATATGATAGCTAGTGATCCTGGAGCAGGACTTCATCATATACTAAGATATGATTTACAAACTAATACTATACAAACTATTTTTAGAGATAGTGGTAATCCAGGAACAAGTGTATTTAATTGGAGAAAAGAGTTTTTAATAAATGATATTGATAAAATAGGAGATATACTTTATTGGACCTCAAGACAGTATGGAGAACCTAATGCACTTAATGTTGTGAAATCTAGAGCTAGTATGGCTTTGATTGATGGTATAGTGGGAGATTATCAAGTTAATGAAGAAGGTGTTGTTACTGGTTATTCATTAAGTGATTATTATCCATATCAACTATACAGCCCAACTTACCCAGCGGCAGATAAAAAGCAATATGTGGAGTTAATTAAAAGACCTCCACTTGATTATCCTACATACACATACGCAACCGATCCAAATTTTAAAAAGAATAACTTACACGGTAGCATGTGGCAGTTTAAATATAGATATCATTTTTACGATAAAGAAGTGAGTGCATGGTCCCCTATTAGTGACATCGCTCTTTCTCAAGTTAGTATGAATAACATACCTCAGGAAAACAATCAATCATCAGACAATAAAATAGAGGTAACTGTAAAGAACTCTTCAGGTATTGTTGAGTTTATAGAAATAGCTGTATTAAAATGTAAAGACCTTGGGAATTTTTCAAAAGGTAATAGAGGTGACTTTAAAAGTATGGCTAAAATAAAAAATGACTACGGTTCTTGGTTGATAGATCAAGACTCCACACAAACAGTTAGTTTTTATAATGATAAAATGTACACTAATGTAGATAGCGTAGAAAGTACAAAATTATTTGATAACGTTCCTAGATCTGCTACAACACAAACTATTTTGTCTAACAATAGATTAGCTTTTGGTAATTATACAGAAGGTTTTGATGTCCCTTTAACAGATACTTTGTTAACACCTCAATACGGTTTTACATCTAACCCAACAGCTTTAACAGGTGAAGAGGCACAATCCATTGTTTTATTTCCTTATTGGACTAACAACCAACAATCTAACACTAATGATTTAGCTTATACACTTGGTAGTATTTTAAATATAACAAATGCACCAACTTTAACTATAGACCCTAGCACAAACCAAAGTGATGAAGATACTATTAATGCTTGGTGGGGGTCAGATCCATTAGGCCTTGGTAACCCACTAGGTACTGACACAGATTCAGATGGGTTTATAGACACCATAGCTAGTGATAGTACAGCCAATATAAGCTTTAGCTCTCACAGTTTAAATACAGTAGGTCAATCAACACAGGTTGTTATTGATTCTTCAACCCCAACTTTATCAGAGTCCACTACCGATAACCCACTTGGAAATGGTGTATATACTGGTTCTAATGCGGGTGATGTTACAGGTTTTCCTAGAGTTAAATTATTATTTAATTTTGGGTTAGTTAATTGGGGTGATGGTGCTACAATTAATATAGATCTTAACTGGAAGTTTAGAGTAAGAAGAGAATTTAACCAACTAGGTACAGCTAAAGCTCAAGACTCTCAAGAACATGTTTGTCGATTTAATTATAACATTCAAACTCTTCCTGGAGAAACAGATGTGGCTACACAAATGAGTCACGTTGCGGAACAGTTAAGAGCTGCACTAAATCCTGTCACAGGTAGTGATATACCATCTTATAATGATGAATCTGATATAGATGGACTAGGAACTGATAAGCCAGAACAAGCAAGTGATTATGACTTTTCTTGGCACAAAAGGCCTATTGTTGATGGTACTACATTAATATTAGAGTGGGTGGCCCCAAAGAAAAATGTATTTCCTGGAGACCCCCCTAACTTAAGTTCGTATGAATATAGAATGGTTAGTTCTAACGGTAGTAATGTTCCTGGATATAGTTTTTTAATAAATAATATTAATGCTAATTTACCAGGATCTAACAATAATTTTAAAAATACAGCACAACTTACTTATGCTACAACACCTTACAATCAATATGGTGGGGGTATAAATTCTGTATCTTCTTTTAAGAGTGGAGCTTTTCATAATTTTGGTCTTGTTTATTACGATGAAAAAGGTAGGTGTTCTACGGTTCTTGTAGACGATGAATCAAAAACTTATGTTAAGTTTCCTACAGAAAGAACAAATGCGGATGTAGATATAGACAATGATCTTATAGATGAAGCTAATATAGACATTAACGGTCCTGTTAGTATACTATGGAAAATAAATCATCAAGCTCCTGATTGGGCTAGTCATTATAGATGGTTTTATTCTAGAAATAATACTGTTGATGAGTTTGTTCAGTTTAGAGCATTAAAGGCTTACGTTAATCAAAGTGATGCTGTTGATGATGATCGTATATATATAAGCATGGCTGGATTGAAAGGTAGATCAGATTCTTACATACCTCTTGATGCTGTTAGTGAAGAAGGGGTTCCTAATCCAGACGTTAATATATTTGACTATAGATTTGTAAAAGGCGATAGAGTTCGTTTTATAACAACAGGTAGTCAGTCTGCTATATCTCCAACTCAAGAACAAAATGAACTTATATCAGATCAATATATAGATGTTCATGTATCAGGCTTTAAATATTACAGTGCCTTTGACGAGGCTGTTCCTATACAAAATGCTTCAGAATTAAACATATTAGCTTCAGATGGATCAGAGGATGGGTACTTTTTAATTGTACGTGAGGTTAAAGATGCTCAAGGTAATACTATTCCTGGGTATTCTAAACAAGATGTTATAAATGGCACGGATAATTTTAGACAAGCTATTTTAGAAATATATAGACCGAAAGAAGAAACAGGCCCCGAAGAAACTTTATACTATGAGTTTGGTAAAAAGTATGAAATAGACAAGGCTTCTGGTAGACATAGGGCCCCTATTGCGGATCAAGGTGGTGTTTTTACAGAAGATGTTTTTGGTAATGTCACATCAAACACGCCAGCGGTAGGTCAGTTTACAACGGGTGATGTTTATTATAAGTCTAGAATAATGCAGCAGGAAACAGGAGCGGACATTCCTTTTAGTGTGGAAGATTATTATTTAAACGATTATCAAGAAACAAATCACTTTAGTATAGGAAGGGTTAATATATATTCGGTAAACTATAAAGAAGATAATAGAGAAGCCTCTATTACCTATTCAGATGTTTACCAACCAGATACAGCTTACAATGGACTAAACTCATTTAATCTATCTTTATTTAATTGGGAAGATTATGACAGAGTAGATGGTGGTATACAAAAAATAGAATCTAGAGACACCGATCTTATAATGATTCAAGAAGATGAAACTTATAGAATACCTGTTGAAAAGGATGTTATCTTTAATGCTAAAGGTGACGCTAACGTTGCTTTATCTAATAAGATACTTGGAAAAAGAACTTTCTTTTTTGGTAAATATGGTATAAGTAAAAACCCAGAGTCTTTTGTAAAAAATGGTAATATTTTTTATTGGACTGATATAAAAAGAGGAGCTGTGTTAAGATTATCTAGAGATGGTATTACAGTTATATCAGATCTTAAAATGTCAGATTATTTTAGAGATAGATCAAATGATTATGATAAGTATGATCCACAGTATAATTGGTCGTTAAGTTTTGGTTCTATAACAGGTGCTATGTTAATGTCAGACAATAAACACTTTAGAATTAAAGGTGGTTATAATCCTAAACACAATGAGTATATTATACAGTTTCCTGAGATCATGCAAAACCAAGATGAGTGGGAATATTATGAAACTGTTTTTGAGGGATCTGATGAAGAGTGGCAAGATTTCTTACTAGATCATACAACAATAACAGAGGGTTCTGTAGTTTCTTTTGCTGAAAAACAAAAAAGATGGTTAACATTTTATTCTCATGTTGCTGATTATTATGGTAAAATAAATAGAAAGTTTGTATCATGGAAAGACGCAGGTCTTTATATTCACGATGAAGATGAAGAAAACTACAATACATTCTACGGAGAGTTGTATCAAACAATGTTAGATTTTTATTTTAACAAAGGACCATCTTCAGTAAAAGGATATAAGTCAATCACATTAGAATCTACACAAACTACAAATGTAGGACTAACCACTGATCTTTGTTCAACGTCTATAAATCAAAACAACTTTGATGAAAGAGAAGGTAAGCTTTATGCACAAATACCGTTTGTAACCCAAAATGGAGTGGGTGGAGAGATTATTGGTGTTGGTACGGGGTCTACTACGACAGATGATAATGACGTTCTTACATCCACTATAATTGGCTCAGGTACAAGTTTTACTAATTCTAACCTTATAATAGGAACATCTGACGATCCTACATCAAACGAATACGGAGATCAACTTTTCTACTTTGATGAAGAAACTCAACAAAACGTTTTAGTCGGAACAATATCCGCTGTAGTAAGTGATACAGAATTAACCCTAGTGGAGCCCCCAACAACACTTGATGAAGATGGTAACGTTATAGATTTAACGTTTGATGGATTCTTTTTATTTGTTGTTAGAAATGCTTTTGCAGAGGGAGATAGAGTAAAAGGTAGGTTTATGGAGACAAGATTAAGTAAACTATCTAATCAGCCAATAGAAATATTTAGCGTTGGCTCTACTGTATTCAACAGTGAACTTAGTGATGATTAACTTGTTTAAATAATTTTAAAAAACTATATTTGTAAATATTTATTATGAAAAATAGAAAAGTATATAGACCAGGAGGAATGCCTACTTATAGAGCGGGGGGTAAAACATACTCTACAAAAAAGTATAAAAAGAACCCTAGAAAGGCTGAGGATGGTTTTATGAATTTTTTAAGTTCGTTTATGAGCAACCCTTTAGTTGATATGGGTAGCGACCTTCTTGGTTATGGTTTACAGTATGCTGCTACACAACAACAACAACAAGCATTACAAGACGCTTTAGCTAATGTTCAAAACCCAAGTCAGGTTATAGGTGAGTTTGATGATAATTTAGTTAACATTCTTACTCCAGACCCAAGTGCTACAATACAAGATAGAATTAGTCAGGTTGAAGGAAGAGGCACAGATGTGGAAATAGACACCACAGCTTTGGATGATCAAAGAAGTGCTCAAGAACAAACAACAGCAAATGTTTTAGCAAACTTAAGTAGGAGCGGAACAAAAGGAACAGCTGGATTGAGTCAGGTTTTAGATGCACAAAATAAATCTGATTTAGGATTAACTACTCAAGCTTTAAATATAGAGGCACAAGAGGCTCAATTAGAAGAGGCTGCTAAAAAAGCTAAAGAAGCTGATATAACAGCATTGTCAACTGCTCTTGGTGGCCAGGAGTTTCAAGCAGACAAAGCGATGTCTGATATATATAAACAAGAACTTGAAAGCACCGCAGATTTAGAAACAGCTATAATGATAGCTCAACTACAAAATGTTGGTGCTGGATCAACGATGTTAGGAAATATACTAACATCTAAAGATGGAAGTATAGTCCCTAAGTATGAAGAGGGTGGTCAGAATGAAGAGGTAATGGAAGAGGGTGGAGAAAATAAAGATATGATGGAAGCTGGTCAACCAGAGGTTTCTCCAGGTGAAGAAGAACATTCAACAAACCCTATAGATCTTGTTAGAGATGGGGAGAAGATAGGAGAAATGACAGGTGGTGAAGTTATTATGCCATCTAAAGATGTTGAAGTTTTAGAAAAATTATTGTCAAATCAAAATGCTGATGGGGTTATGGAGTTAATGGCTACATTAATGACGAAGTGGACTAAAGAAGCTATGGAGCATCAAGAAAAACAAATAGGTGGAACTAAAAACGCTAAAGGCGGAATGAGAATGTATAAGCCTACGGGCAAAATAAATTACTAATAAAATGGGTGTATTAACTGGATCGCCAAAAGGGCCGATACAACTTCCTGATTATAACAAAAACTTTTTAGCCGCAAGAGGACTTAGGTTAAAAAGAAAGGAGCTTGAATTAAAAGAAAAGCTTGCAGAGCAGCAATTAAACAAAGGCAAAACTAAAGGCCCACCAATGGCTAAGTTCAATAAAACTGAAGCCAACTTCCAAGATAAATTTCATTCAGTACATGACGAAGCGATGAATCAGTTAGATCAATTCGCTATTAATAACGCTGATAAATTAAACCCAAACAGTGAATTATATGATATAAAAACTGATAGGTATTTTCAAAACATGCAAAGAAGTGTTACGAGGGCTGCCGATCATAGTAATAATTGGGTTACAAACGGAACTGATTTTTTATCCTACATTAATGAAAAAGATGAATACGGAAACAGAAAGGTGGATGTTTCTAACTTAGAGCAAAAGCCTAAATACTTAAACAAAAACACGATTCTAGCTAGTATGGAATTAAGAAATGAAGCATTTATTTTTCAAGATAGCTATTGGACTAATGATGAAACAATTCAGCAAGATTTAGTTTTAAGAGATGGTGGTGATCCAGAGAATATAGATGATTATTTAGTTGATGATAATGGTTTCTTTTTAAGTAAAAGTGGTGGATTGGTAATAGAGCTTGACTGGAAGGGTAATAAAGCTGGTTCAGGAGAATTTTTAATAGATGATATTTTTAATCAAGAAATTTCTGGAGACAGTGTAAGTTTTGATAGTAGTGGTAATTTAATGTATGGAGACAAATTGTTTTTTGAACATTTTGATACAGGGTTTTTTGATAAGAATAAATACCAAAAATTAGACAAACCAACAAACTTTATACACGAATTAGCAGATAAAAAACTTAAGTTTTCTAATTTATTAAACCCAATAGACGAAAACACGTATGAAGCTGATAACGAGGCTATTGGAAAAATAAGAGATCAAGCTATTGGTTTATTTGCTTGGAATGGTCAAACATGGGGTAATGATTTTGGAGACGCTTTAGCTAATCAAATTGCTAGGAAATACGTTTCTGAAAAATTTGGTATACAAGAAAGTGAAGTTGATCAAGCTCAAATAAACGCTGTAATACCTATGTTGAAAAATAACGAAAATTTAGGTGAAGAGTTTAGGCCAGATGGAAAACCGATAAAATCTGAATATGATAATAAAGAAATTGTAACTTTTAATGATTATGCTGGAGAGTTAATTTTAGAAAGTTATGCTAATAAACATAGGTTTAACAAAAAGAAATTTACTAAAGGAACAACTGTTTCTATAAGCATGACAAAAGAAAAAGCTAAAACGCCTAGCTATAACTGGGCAACCTCTAGAATGTCTGGAGAGTTTGCTCATCTTTACCCTACTCATGATACGTTTAGTGAATCATCAACTTTTAGTACATATAAGTATACAGGTGGCAAAGAAAATATAACAGGTAGTGATTATAGAGAGTTTCAAAATAACACTAGCTTTGTTCCTATAAATAGAGTGGCTGAAAAATACATTTCTGACACTTCAGGTACATTTAGTGGGGCAAGGCACGCTATGGTTCCTATTGACTCTAGAACTGGTAATAAAATGGATGGAGAGTGGACTGATGGTAATGAGATGTTTAAACCATCTAATCCTAGTGACGCTAAATATTGTGTTATTGTGCCTATGTATAGAGGATTCTTTAAACCACAAGATCCAGATAATATAAAAAGAAGTATAATTCAAGATGGTGATGTAAGGCCAGAAGATATATTTAAATCTGACAAAGGTATTGAGGCTTATGTACCTATGAGTCAATTTACTACTACTGGTAATAATAATTTGTATTATTCAGAGTTTATAAGTAAGGCAGAACAAATTAATAACAAAGGTATTTACGGTAAATCTGGAGGGCCAACTTATGCAGAGGGTGGTATCGTAAGTAATAAAAATAACTGGAAACTTCCAGGAACATAAATAAAATAATTAAAAAATGGCAGTAATTTATCAAAAGGATAAGAACGCTATAAAGTTCATACAGGAATTTTACTCAAAGTTGACAAATCACGGATTGTCACAATATGAAGTAGATAGTATATTAGCTCAATATGATGGAGATTATCAGGGCATGGTTAAAGACTTGTATGAAAAGTTATCCGATCATAGGCTATCCCAAGAGGAACTTGACTCAATAGTTAATCACTATGGGTTAAAAAAAAAAGATTTGGCAGATTCTACATCAGATTTGGAAGATGGTACATCGGATTTATCAGAAACGAAAACAGATAAAAAAACCTTTAAAGCTCAAGAAGGTGCTATTGTTCCAGATCAAGATCAAGATGTTTGGGTATACAACGATTATATAGGTTATTACCAAAAAAATGGTAGCAACGTTCCACATGGTCAGGTTCCTGAAAACATAAAAACAAAATTAAAAGAAGAATATAACTTAAAAACCAATCAAGAAAAACTTAACATTCGTGATCAGCAAATAGATCAAGCTATATCCTCTTTAGGAGATATGATTGAAACTTCAAGTTTTGACGGAAACTTTTCTGAATCATACAAAATACCACAAACGAAAACAGGAATAGAAACTTTAATGGGATTAATAACCGATCCAAGAGCTAGAGAGAAGTTGGGTTACGGTTATATGACTGATGAAGAGGTAGATAGTTATTTAACTAAATTAAACACTGCGGAATCAAGCCTTGCTATATGGCAACAAAACATATCTGATGAAGAGTATTTAAACATACTTAATGAAGAGGATAATCAAAAGACACATAAAAACACACCTAGGGTAAATAAAAAAATAAAAGAAGAAAAACTTAAAACCAAGCAAGATTACGATAGTGGAAAGAATACCAATATATATGGAATATCTGCTAACATGGATACTTCTGTTTTTGGACCAAAGCCTATTACAGAAGAAAATGCACAGAAATTTTGGACGGGGCAAGAAACTGTTTTTAAGGCTCCAAAAATAAATATGCCTGAATCTATTTCATACACTCAGTCTTTTCCAAATATAACAGAACTTGTTAATTTTGGAGACCCTTTTGCTAATACAAATTATGTATCTAAAGGTAATTATAATTACTTAACGCAAGATGGTGTTAATGCGTACAATTCTTTACTGGATTTAGCTTACGAGTTTCAAGATATTCAAAAAGAAAAAGGACTAATTTTAGAAGAAGCTGGTGTTAAAAACTGGAATGATTTACCAGAAAATTTAAAAACTGAATACGTGGCACTAAACGAAAGAGAAAGCGTTATTAATGATGCATACTCTGAAGGCCCCTACAATCAAAATATAAGTATTTATAATCAATCAATTATGAATGCTAATGAATTGGTAGCAAAAGGTCAAACAGTTAGTTCTGATCCAATTTATGATGATAATGACAAGAATGAATTTTTGGTATTTAATTATGATGTTTTTTCAAATAAAAAAATAGACAATGCTCAATTACCATTAGACGCATTAACTATAGATGATATAAGTGAAGAACAGTTTAAAAAACTTCAATTTGAATACATGGAGAATATATCTCCTTTGTATAGTCCAGAAGCTTTGTTGTTTGGTGATGCTAGTGCTTATTTATCTAATGAGTCTGGTCTTATAGATTCTTTACAGCTGGGTAAAAATCAAAAGTATACACAAAAAGACTTTACAGCTTACGGAGACCCTCAATCATTTAGAAATACTTTTGCACAAAAATATAACATGACTGGTATAGTTAGATTATCTGAGGATATTAGAGAGATGACTGCTGGTAAAACTAACGAAGAAATATTTTCTGATCCTGCTATAATCAAGGCTATGAATGATTATGAGTATTTATTTAACAAAAATATATACGATAGGGTTACTGCTACTCGTGGGTTAAGTTATGAGGGGGAAAACGCTGCTATGGATGGTAATAAGACAATGACCATGTTTAGACTTGGTGAAGCTTATCAAAGAATATTGCGTGAAGAAAATGAGTTAACAAATCAATTAAAAAACGAAAAACTAACTAAAAAAGAAAAAGACGCTCTTGCTAATCAGTTAACTCAATTATTACTTACTAAAGAAAAAAATAGATCTATATATAACGATATTAGAAAAGAAGGTTTACCTGGTTATGAAGAGTTATTTAATTTAGTTTCTGGGGAATATAGCGATGATGTTAAGTTGGCTCCATCTAATAAAATAGAATTTGATAATAGTGTTCAACAAATACTAACTAATAGAGAAAAGTTTATACAATTATACAATAAATATGTTGAGGATTTTGGTACAGATGCTGCTCTTCATAAGTTAAAAGATAATATGCATAATATAAATGGTAAAATTATGCACATGCAATACATGCATGATAATACTTTTGTGACGCTTCCTTCAGGTAATAAAATTCTTGTAGGAGATTTAATGAATTATGTTTACACTAATTCAAGAACACCTGTTAGAATGGGTACTAAAGGAACTAGAGGTCAATACTATAGAGAGGTGGATCAAAATCCTTATTTAGCCTCTGACCAAATAGGGTTGCCTGACAATATGTTTGGTACACCTGATCCTACTACCCAACAAGGTCCGTCCATAGGAACCTCTGGACCACAACCTCTTTATCAGGGTCCTATTATAAAATTAGACATGGATTCTTACGGAGCTCTTAATCCAAAAAAGAATAATTTTGCTAGCAATATGAGCATATTATTTGGTAAGGGTTATGAAAAAGAAGATTTACAATTTATGTACGAGCTTGCTTCAAAATTTGCGGCTGATTATCAAAGAAACTGGAATGATTTAGTTGGTGTTTCAGAGATAATAGCCTGGAACTATGATCCAACGGAAGGTTACTCTGAGAGAACTGGAGCTGGTCTTTTTGCTGAATCTATGGGAACCGAAATAGCGAGAGGTGCTAAGAATATTGGTAGTTTTTTAAGCACTTTGTCAGGTGGGTTTGCTTATGAACCAAATCAAGAATTAACAGAAATTGAACAAAGAGATCAGGTAGCAAGACTTTTACAAGAGGGAACTGGACAAATGACAGAAGACGCAAAGCAAGAGTCTGAATTTGCTTGGTCCCAAACATTGGGTAGTGGTACAGGTATGTTATTTGTAATTGTAGCTGAACTTATTGCTACTAGAAAATTTTCTTTATCTGCTATAAATAAACTTAATAAACTTGGGGATTTATCTCAAAATGTAAAAAAATATAAAAAAATAATTAACAGCTCAAGAGTGGGTAGGGTTTCTTCAGATATATTTAAAGAAACTATAGTTGGAGCCTCTTCTTTTGAGTTAACATCAGGCGATCAGGTTACCTGGAGAATGGGTGCAGCAGAAGGTTTTGTTCAATCAACTCTTAGTAATTTATTTTTTGGTAAAAGTAAATATGCTAATCTTTTATTATCAGCATATAAAAAAGCTCCTAACACAACAAATGCTGCCTACTGGACCACTAGAACTGGATTAGGGGGTACATCTGAGATACTAGCAGAGTATGCTGGTGAATTTACGCAAAATCTAAACAATTTAAATGGAAATTGGAACGAGGCTTGGGAAATGACCTTTGGGGCTACTAAAGATGAAGCTCTCAAAAAATTTGCTGTTACAGCTATATTGTGTTATGGTGCGTCTGGTGCTTTTAATTTAAGGACAGCAAAAGGAATGGAGCTTGAGTTACAAAAGTTTGTTGATTCAGGAATAGGTCCTGATGGGCAACCGTTATCTGAAGAAGCTAGAGCACAAGGTCAAGATTATTTAGATGCTATTAATGAGCATAAAAAGGGACCAATGGGAGAGCAGATTGACATGTTTGAAAACATGACTTGGGAAGAAACTTCTGAAGCGGCTTTATTTAAACTTGATCAAGAGGTTGATCCAAACTTTACAGCTCCTGAAACAAAGACTGTAATTATTAATGGTCAGCCCACAACTGTTTTAGTGGATCCAGGATCTCCAGTTTATTCTGTAGATGGTAATAGTGTAAGTAAAGAAGATATAATTAAGTTTATAAACGAAGGTGGATTAGATAGAAAAGATGTTGAGGTTGTTGTCGAAAATGATAAAGAGGTGTCTGATTTAGTTGAAAACACATTAAATAAAAAATCAGACCCAGAAGAGTTGATAGATCCTAATTTAGATTTCGATGAGTCTGTAAATGAATATAAAGGCTCTGATCTAGGTGGAGGAAAGTTAGGTCAAGGAAAAGAAAAAGCAAAAGTTGTTCAGGCTTCTAAAACAGAAAAGGGTAAAGAAATTGTTAATGATTTAAAAAACAAATTGTTTGAAAATAAAAAAACAGTTACTGTTTATAGAGTAGGTTCTTTAAATGATGGCCATAATCCTTTCACAACAAGTAAAGAAATGGCTGAAACGCTTTCTAAAGAAAGAGGTGAACAAGGTTTATCAACAGAAATTATAACTTTAGAGGTAACTCCAGACGATGTTTCTGTTGTTATACCAGGTGCTGAAGGTGAGATTTTTGTAGAGCTAAATGATTCTAATAGATCTAGACTTAATAAACAAATTGATTTTAAGAGTGAGGAGTTTTTACAACAAGAAAGAAATCAAATTCAAGAAGAAATAAATACAATAGAGCAGAATATTGAGAAAAGAAATCAAGCTTTGCAAGAAGGAAAACTTAATGAAAATTTGGTTAATGATCAAAATAAAAAAGATGAAAGAAAGTTAATAAACTTAAGAAGAAGGCTTGGTGACACAACCAATATTGATTCTGATGATGGTAAACAATTAGATCTTTTTGAAGGAGAATCGACAAGAAGTTATGCTGGTAATTCAACAAATGTTCCTGCTGGACAAAGGGTGTTTAACGATCCTAATCCAGGGACAACTCAATCAACAAAAGACTATATAGCTAAAAACGCAAAAAATTTAGGTATAGATTACACACCTCCACAAGTAGATGATAAAAGAGATGAAGAAAGATCTAAAAGAATAGCTGATGCGTATGACTCTATGGAAAATAATCCTGAGGATCCTAAAACAAAAAGTGCCTATGAAGCTTTATCTAAAGAGGTGCAAATGCAGTACAATCAAATGGTTAGTGATGGTGTTGAGGTAGAGATATGGGAAGGTACAGGTGAGCCTTATGCTAATAGTGACCAAATGATTAAAGATGTTAGAGATAATAATCATCTATATATATACTCAACACTAGAGGGTTATGGTGAGGCTGAGATTTCAGAAAAGGCTATGCAAGACAATCCTTTATTAAGACCAACTGAACAGGTGGATATAAATAATAAGCCATTACTTGTTAATGATTTATTTAGAGCGGTTCATGATTATTACGGACATACAGAGCTAGGAAATGGATTTGGTGTTATAGGAGAAGAGATAGCTTGGCAAAATCACTCTAGAATGTTTAGCCCTAATGCTAGAAGAGCTATGACTACAGAGACTAGAGGGCAAAATTCTTGGGTTAATTTTAACAAAAACTTAAGAAACCAAGATGGAACAATGCCTAAAAAGGGAGATAATAATTATGTTTCTCCTAAAGAAAGACCTTTTGCTGATCAAAAAATAGGATTACTTCCAGATGAATTTGTTTTTGTAGAAAGAAAAAATGTAAGAAAGAATCCAGGTGATAGGGTGTTTAAGTTTGATTTAAACACAGCAACCTACAAAGGTGCTATAAACGGTAGAGAAATAGAAATTAAAAAGAACCCTTGGAAGAAAGAGTGGACTGAAGTTTCTACAGGTCAGGTGATAGGTAGAACTTTTGGAGAATCTGTAGATAATTTAAGAAATGTTTTTAAAAGTGTTCAGGGTACTGTTTTTTCATCAGATCCTAATTTAAATACAAAATCTTTTGAAAACGCTAAAATTTCTTTAGAAGCCTCAACAAGTGAAGCTACTGGTGTTCAACCAGATGTTGTTGTGAAGCCATTTATAGATAGCGAAAGTATTATTAATAAAATTAAAAAAAGAAGATACACAAAACTTCAACTAGAAGCTATTCAAAAGGCTTTAGTAAAAATACAAGAAGCTAAAGCTGATCCCACATCTATGCCACTGGAGATAGTGCTTGAAGATGGAGGTATTGTTATAAATGATAAAAATCAAGTTGTTTTTAAAACTTACGGATATAGCTTTAGCGACAGTCCTTTACTTGAAGGAATGAATGATCAGCAGAAAATAGAGTTTTCTTCAGAAAGAATGATTCAAGATTTTAATTCAAGAAGATCTATTTCGGATCCAGATTTTGGATGGTACAGTAAAACAAAAGATGCTATACAAAAAAAGTTTGGATCTAATGCCAATTTATTTATTGAGTTGTTGGGAGTTACATCTCCACAGGCTTCACCCAAAGCTAATTTTCAAAAAGCATCTGAAGCTATACAGATGTATAGTCAAGGGTATTTTGATACAGCTTTAGAAAACTATAATACAAAAGTTCAAGAGATAATAGAAAAATTTGACTCAGGTAAGTTAGGAAACCCAGACTTAGTTAAGACTAGAAATAAAATGATAAGCATGATAAAACAAGCTTCTGAAAATTCTGGTATAACAAAAATGAATGGAATGAAGTTTGGTATAACAGGAACTACGGGTGCTATAACAAGAGTTTTATATGGTAACTGGATGAGCAATAGTCCAGGATTAAAAACAAAACAATTTACAGAAAATCTTTCTGGCAGAAACAAAAGAGCTACTATAGATGTTTGGGCTGCAAGAAACTTAAAAAGATTACTTTATGCTGATTCAGGTCTTCCTTGGAGAGCTAGATCTTTTCAAGAAAATGGTGTTAGTCCAAAGGACTTTGCTTTCGCACAAAGTGTATATGCAAGAGCTGCTGAAAAACTTGGAGTCAATATAGATGATTTACAAGCTGCTATGTGGTTTATAGAAAAACAATTTTGGTTTGATAATAATTACGACTCTAGTAAATCTGGTTTTGAAAAGGCTACAATGTTAGATCAGGTAGAGGCTTCTAACGCAACGGAAAGAATGATGATCGGTGCTACCGCTTATATAGGTAATGTAACCGCAGAACAAAAAGCTAGATTAGAGGCTGTTGGTTCAAAAGCTGGTGCAGATGCAAAAGCAAGAGGTGCTTCAGATATAGAAATAGAGGCCGCTATGATAGATGCTATGCAGGGTGAATTAAGGCTAAATCAAGCTGTTGTTGATCTTAATGATGTTATAGTAAAGTTAAACCCTGAAGCAGGAAGAGTTTCTTTGTCAGAGGGAGTTTATATGAATCAAGCAGAACCTAGCATAGATGCTGAAGTTTTGTTTACTAAGGGTACAGATATCACAAGTGTTGTGGATCAAGTTATAAAAATAGGGTTAGATAATAATCAAGAGTCCGTGTTTGTTTCTAAAACAACTGACTCAACTCATCCTAATGCTAGACCTTTTACAAGAATTGAGTTTACAGAATCTTTATCTGACTCTGAAATGGCTGAAGTTTCTAACATACTTACAAAAAATGGTATAACTGGATTTTCAATACACAAAAATCAACAAGGACAAAACATAGGATTATCTTTTCAATTTATTCCTGAGTTCTTAATAGATCAAGGGCTTACATTAGAAAATGTAAAAGAATTTGAAACAAAACATTTACAAAATACTGCTAAAGCATTAGCAGAAATACAATCAACACTTGGTGAAAATATTATAAACACCATAGAAAACGGACATGTTAACACTAAAATTTTTACAAATGGCGAATATGAAACAATTAAACAAGAGCAAAAGTCGTTTGAGACTAACATCCAAACAGAACTTACCAGAAGACAAGGAGCGGTTGACCGTGGGGACGTCTCCAAGGACATCATCGATAAACGACAGGGAGATGTTTTTGATGAGCGAGGCATTCAAAGATTTCACGTCTTAAATGAATTTGCTGATAGACTAAAAGAATTACGTAAAGCTTTAGGTACTAGAGCTTATAGTGATCCATTTATGATAACACCAACTATTAAAGCTGGTTTATTTGTTATGGAAAAAACTCTTAGAGCTACTTCTAATATAGCTACTTCTATAGATGCTGGTATAAATTATATAAAATCTAATTTAAAAGAAGGTGAAAAGTTTACAAAAAAACAAGAAGATCAAATAAGAGATTACTTTAAAAACGAGATAGAGTCTGTTGAAAGACCTGGAGGTATTGATGCAAATAAAGACTCAGATCTAGAAGGTAATCAGGAGATTACTGAAGAGGAAATGGCTCAAAGAGAATTAGATGAAGAATCTGTTCAAGAAGATGTTACGGAGGATGCTCCTTCTATAAACGAAACTCCTACTAAAGAAGAGTTGTCAGAAGAAAATATGGATAATATGTTAGATGATTTACAAACCAGAACAAGATCTAAAATGTCTGGTGGTAAGAGGCAAAGCTTACGTAGATTATTTGAGTATATTAGGTCTGGAAGATTTCGTGATGATGCTATGATACAACTTGTTGAGCCTAAGTTTGTTATAAAGAAAAGGTTGCAACAATTAGCTGATCAGTATAATATGGGAGAAGCTGAATTTGAAGCTTTATCTCAATTAACATTATGGTTACAGGCACCAGGTGCAGCTAAATCTGAAATAGATGAAATGAATACTCGTTTATGGAGAGATGAAAATAATATAGTTATAATTAAAGGTAAACTTAAAAAAGGCGGTAAAGCTTTAACTAAAGGGCAGATAGAAAATATAGGAATGTTAAATGCCCTAGAAAGAATTATTCAACTAGATCAGCTTTCTGATCAAAATAAAGTTGTTGTTGATGCGATCATAAAAGAAATAAATGCATCTAAAGATCCAGATCAAATAAAAGAATTAAAGGCTCAATTAGATAAATTACTAGACCCTGCTGTCTCTAGAATGGGTTATACTGTAGAGGACGGTAAATACAAATTAGTAGCTAAAGTTAATCCTGATGGAGATTTAGTTGAAGGTAATCTTGTAGAGGTTCCTACAGGAATAAACTATAAAGGGGATCAGTATCATAGAAGAAAACACCCAAAAGCAAAAGATAATAAAACTGTAAATAAAGAATATGCAGAGGGTATGATTGAGGCTATGAAAAGAAGAGAAGGGCCTAAAGAGTTTGATCTTATAAAAAGAAAAAGTGATCAAGTTTTTGATGAATACAAAAGAGTATTAAAAGAAGATTATGAAGAGGGCCTTATATCAGAAGAGCTTTATAATGAGTTAAAAGATATAAATTATTCACCTAGAAAGTTTATTGATTACCTTATATTTTCAGAAAGAAATGTTCTTAATTTAAGAGGGGATAATCAATACAGAGTTGATGGTATAGATAAATACATGCAAACATTAAAACATGGTAGCGATGGTATTTTATACACTGATCCTGTAAGGTTGTTACAACAGCGTATAGCACTTGCTCATAAATTAAGGTTTGAAAACAGATCTAGAAAAGGTATTTATGAATTTATTAAAACAATAGAAAACGCTGAAACAACACAAGATCCTGTTCAGAAAAAAAGATTTTCTAATTTATTTGGATTAAGAAATGGTAAACCTATAACAGTAAAAGAAGCTGTGGGGCATACTTTAAAGCCTGGTGAGTCTGTAAATCCAGAAACTCATATAGAGGTTCAGGTTATGGAGGATGGTAAAAAAATTAAATTTGCTATGACAATCGATGCTTATAGAAGTTTTATAGCGACACCACATGATACTAATATTCAGAAGGGACAATTAAGCTTACCTTTAAAAATTCTTGAAGGATTTTTTGGTGTACCAGGAAAAATATTAAAAACTTTTGCTACTGGTGTAGGAGCCCCTACATTTTTCTTAGTTAACCTTGTTCTTGACTTCACTCAACAAACACATTTTACAGACACTTATAGTGGTGGTAGATTGTGGTGGAGAAGTATGTTACCTATAAAATACGGAATGGCCTTTAGTGATTGGATGGCTGTTAGTAGAGACGCTTTTGTTGGTGGAGAAAGATCTAAAGAGTACGCTAGATTGGGTGGTAACTTAGAGTTTTTCACTGATTATGGTTTGGGTGGTTATGGTAGTGTGATGGAAATTAGTCAAGGAAATATAGCGGCTAGAGTAAAACAACTTATGGAGCAAGAGGGAATGAGTGAGGTTGATGCTGTAGAGCAAGCTACTAGAGAAGAAGGATCTGCAATTTTACAAAAAAATGAGTACGATGCATTTACAAACCCAGAGTCAAGAGGTAGTTGGAATACAGCTAAAAGCTGGATGAGTAAATTAAATCAGTGGTCAGAAACAATGGCTCGTTTAGCTAATATGAGAAGATGGGAAATAAGATATATAAATGAGTATAAAAAGAAAAATGGTGGTGCGGAGCCAACAGGTGTTGATCTTGAAAGAATAAAGAAAAGAGCTGTTGCTAACGCTGTAGAGACCGCAAACTTTAATAACGGTGGTAGAGCTATAAAGGCCATGGATAAGGCTGGATTCTCTTATTTAAATGCCGCTTGGCAAGTAATGTATAGGGGTGCTAAACATATAAAAAGAAACCCTGGTATATTTATTTATGAGGCTACTCAATATGGACTTATGTTTGGTATGGCTTTAATGGCTTACAACCTTAGAAAATACAAGTGGACTGGAGAAGAGGAAGAAGATGATATATTAGATCAATTAGATAAAGCTAATGAAGAGGGTAATGAAGAAGAGATTCAAAGATTAGAAAGATATTTAAAAGATAAAAGAAAACCTTACTTAGATTTTATACCTGATTATGAAAGAGATAGATATCATATAATAATAACTGGATGGAATGATGAACAGGGTAGGCCTAAATACTACAAAATACGTAAAGATGAAAGATTAAGTTTTGTTAATGCTCCATTTGAGTCATTAGCTTATAAATCAATAACAGGAAAAGATTATGATGCACGTAGAAATAATATATTTAACTACACTCCTGTTATAGGCCTTAGGGGTGATGAAAGAGATATTTACGGTAGAAGGTTTCAAAACGCTTTACCTCCAGGATTAGGTGATTATAGGGATATATTAACTAGCTCACCTATGTTAAATCTTGTTTCCAAAACTGTTTTTAATTACGATACTTGGAGAGATCGAAAAATTTGGAATAATCCTGATGCGATGGGAATGAATCAGTATGAGTACGCTTTAAAAAGTGATGATAAACTAATAAAAGATTTATCTCAACTACTTGGTAAAACTCTTGGAAATGAAGGTTTTAATGTAACTCAATGGAAAGAAGGTGTTGGATCTATATTTACAAATTTAGATAAAAATCCTTGGTATCAATTAATTGATAATGCATACATATCTGTAACAGGTGGTTTAACAGATAATGAAAAGTTAGAGTATGGATCTATGTTTAATAAAATGCTAGAAGACGCTGTACCTGGTTTAGTTGAAACTAAATTTAGTGGATCTATAGATTTAACAAGAAGAACAGATTTAGATGAACAACAAGAGATAGATGAAGTTTTTTATGAAGATAAATTAGATCAAGCTAATTACAGTATGGCCTTTAAGGAAGCTTTAAGAACATTTAAATATAGAGTTGATCCTAGTGGTTTTTATGTAGATAAAGATGGTGTTCGTATAAAACAAGGTGAATATCAACAACAATATATAGATGATTCATACGTAGAAATAGCTGAGGCAACATTAGAGGCTTATAAAATAAGAAATAAAAGATCTGGTATAGAAGAACCTAAGTTAACTGAGGATGACTATAATAGTATATACAGAAGAGTTAAGTCTGCTTTTGAATACGATTATTTAAAAGATGATAAAATAAAACAATTAATGTATCATTACGATAATGGTAATGTAGAAACAGCAGCATTTATTGCTTTTACAGAATGGAGGGATAAAACAGAAAATCAAACTAAGGAGGATAATGCAAGGTTTGTAAATGTTTTATATGATTTAAGAGTTTTTGATAATAAGGAATTTGAAGATATGTATTACGATCAAATAGATATATATAAAAATGATGTTTCAAAATAAAATTATTATATTTGTAAGATGAAAAATACAAAATACATATACGCTTTTATAATACTTATGTTGTTTGGTTTATTAACTTGTAACGCACAGTTTTTTAAATACTCAACTTTTTATACTTCTATGTCTATGGGCACCCCTATGACAGAGAGAGAGGATTATATAGCTGTAAACAAAGGTTATCAGGATGTAACTGAAGTTAACCCCTATGACTATAATTTAACTATAGGGCTCAGAAAAATTGCTAGATTTGATTATGAATACAAAGTTAAGACATGGTATTATGGTACTGAAAGAGCTGTTGCAGACAACGTTACTATTGGTAATGCTAACGGTTGGGAGTATCTTTTTAATTATTCTTTTATACGTAATCGTGGTGAAGCATTTACTGATCAAAATTACTGGATTAGATACCTGGGAACTAAATGTGTAACAAAACTACAATACACTGATAATCAAAGAGTTGACTTAAGATTTACTTCTTTTGATACTAGATATAGATGGAATAAAGGTAATTGGGATTTTAGCATGGGTGCTGTTATGCGTGTCCATGATCCTTATGGATTTTTGCCGATCAGAGATTTTTGGACCCCAGGTGATAACAATACTTTTAACGACTTAGCTGCTGATTTTGGTTATTCAACTCAATACGTTCAGGGTAATTGGCATTGGTTTAATAATGAACAATTAATAGCAACCAGTAATGATGAGTTTTTTAAACATTATTTTGGAGACGCTATAGCCTCTTTTAATGAAAGAGAGTTAGAAAAGTTAGGGTCACAAAAAGAAATAAGTGCTGTTGTTGGTGTGGCATACTACAAATGGACTGATAAATTTTGGCTACACGCTTGGGGTAATATATTACCATTTCACTATGGTTTAGATGAATACTCTTATGAATATGGTCAAGATGATTTTGATCTATTAGAATGGGATGCGGGTATGGTTTTAGGTATAAGACTTAATAAACACTTAGGTTTATTTGTTGAAGGCACCCACATGAGATACTGGATGAAGCCTGTATTTGATGTTAAGTTTGGGTTTAATTATTTAATATTTTAGTTATGGGAAGATATATTACTTTTTTATTATTGGCGACATTTTCATTTTCACAGGAATATGATTTTCAACAATTATGTTTAGATTGTGCTGAGTCTAATGGTTATTATTGTGGAGATGATCCAGCAAACTGGACTCAATACGCTCCTTTAGGTTGTGTTATTAATGAGTGGTTAAACGATGGTTGGATCGACTGTGTCGATGAGGGTGATGAAAATGGTGCTGTACCAACATTACCAATGGAATGCATGCCTCCACCACCAGATTGTGATACTGTATATGTGGATGTTCCTGTTTATATATATGAGACTATTTTTCAAACGGATACTATATATGACATAGAATACATAACTCAAATTGTAGTAGACACTGTACAAATAGAGACATTTGTGCCCGAATACATATATATAACAGACACAGTAACTGTATACGAAGATGTTTTAGATACCTTGTTTGTTGATGTTATAGAGTATGTGGACGTATTTGTATTTGACACAATAGTTCAAATAGAAACAGAGTATATAGAATTTTTTACTACAGACACTATAATAGAATATATAGAGATAATTAATACAGAATATTTAGACTGTGAAACAGGACTTCCTTGTACTTCAAACATTCCTGAAATTATAGAGCAATCTAAGAAAGATAACAAGTTTTATAATTTGTTAGGGCAAGCCATCAAAGAGCCTAATGGTATTTACATTGAAGATGGTCAGGTTAAATATAAACTAAAATAATTATTATGAACATTTTTAAAGATGATAACAACTGGAACGAAAAATCTATTATTGGTTTTGTAGCGTTTCTTATTATGGTTATTGTAATGATAATCGATTTAGTAACTGGAGCTGTTGGATCAGATCTAATTATTAATAAATTTGTGTATGATTCATTTGTTTGGGTTGTACTAGGTTGCTTTGGTATAAGCGGAATAGAAAAATTTGCAAAGAAAAAATAAAATGGCAAAAGAATTATCAGAGGATAGTAAATTTAACATAAGTATTAAAACCCTTGCTTGGATTGTAGCGGGGGTGGCTACATTAATAGCTGGTTATTATGGGGTTCTTAGTAACATAAATGGTAAATTCATGGAATTAGAACAAAAGGTTGAGGAAGCTTTAGAAAAACCTAAACCAGGAACAGGAACTTATACTATAGATATGGGAGACCCTGCCGCTACACAGACGTGGCCACCAACAAGAATGGAGTTCAATATGAAAGACGAAATGGCTAGACAGAAAATTGACAACATTATAAAAGAGCTAGACGAACTTAAAGAAGAACTTAAAGAATTAAAAAAATGACAAAAAGAATTGATATTACAGGCTTTGTTTATATGTTAATAATAATATTGATATTTGCTTGTGGTACCGCTTTTGGTCAAGAGTTTGTATCCTCTGATAATTTTAAAAATAAAATAGCTAAAGACATTGTTGTTGTAGAATTTTGGGCTGGATGGAATGCTCAGAATGAATTTAAAGAATTAACAAAATTAAATGATTGTATGGTTTATAGAATAGATATATCAAAACACATGGATATTCAAATGAAGTATGATGTGTCCGCTATACCTACAGTTATTATATTTGATAACGGAATAGAAAAAGAAAAGTTTGGAGCCACTGTTATGTTTCAGTTAGATGCTGATAAAAAAACTGTACAGAACTCCATTGACACATTATTACTAAATAAATTTAATTAGATATGAATTGGATAAACTCTTGGAACAAAAGAAATAAAAAAAACAAAATAGAAATACAAATAAGACTTGGATACTTAACATTATTTGAACTTTACATATGTGCTGAAAACTGTGAAAAAGATTGCGGATGCAAAAGAATAAGATTAATGATCTTAAACTTTGGATTTGAAATATAAAAATGTTATTAAATAAAAAAAATACAAAAGGTCCAAAGACTAATAAAAAAAAGCAAAAATCTGTAGAGGAAAAAAGAGAGGAGATAATGAATGCTATAAATCAGGTTGTTGAAAATGATGACACAACAAACCCTGAGGCTTTACAACATTTATTAATAAGCACAGCTTTTTTAGAAAACTCCTTGGGTGCTAATAAAGAAGCTTATAACAGAGATTACACAAATTCTCAGTGGTCCATTGATGATAATTTTCTTAATGATATACTTACTAAAAGTGGTTTTGCTGTAGATGAAAGGGGTCAAAAAACAGATCAACTTAGAAATAATAATTATAATAAGTTTTTACAAAGAGCTGGTTACGATCCTGGTGATAGTGAAAGCATGGATCAGTTTGTGAAGGATTTGGAAAATGATAACGCTTTGACTGGGGCGTACATGGCTAGGTTAAAATATTCTCTAAACCCAAACGCACCACTACCTGAATTAACAAAGGAGAGTGTTTTTAAAACTTGGTATGGTGATTATAATGCGGGTGGAATTGAAGAGGGATCGGAAGAGTATAATAAAATAACAAATACTTTTAATGAGTTTTACGATGAATTTTTTAAAAAAACAGTTCCTAGTGAAACCGAAGAGGATGGGCCTACTGGAATGACTCCAAAGTTTATGGATAAAGGCACTGATATTTTTAGTCCTGGATCTTTGATATAAGATAAAAAAGAATTATATTTGATAAATTATTAACAATTTAAAAAAAAATAAATGGCAACAACGACTGCACAAATTACGTTAACTTCTACTGATCTATTAACAGATTCATTAAGCTTAACATCAACAGCTACTTTGTTTGATGCTGGTACTTCAACTGGTATTACTCAAACTGAAGGTTTGTCTAGAAAAATTACAACAGCAACTTCTGACGTTACTTTATTTGATGCTACACCAGCTACAACTTACGGTGCTAACAAAGCTCACAAAGTATACATTAAAAACTGTTCTACAACTAGATCGGAATATGTAGCTGTAAAGATAAATGGAGAGGAGATAGGTAGATTATATGCTGGAGACTGGATGTTTATGCCTTGGAGTGCTCACGATGATAATAACGATATTGTAATCGCTCCTAGTGTATCTACTAGCATGACTTTTGAGTACATGTTATTCATATCTGCATAGTAAATGTATACTAAGGATCAAATAGAAAAGGCTGTAAAGTCTAAAGGTTACGTATGGTTTGAAGATCCTAAGGATAAGGGTTATGATGTAAATATTGTTGGGATAAGAAACTCTGAAACAGGAGATGAGGTAACCAATAAATTTGATGATAAAATAACCATATCCTATAAAGTAAATGGTGAATGGAAGTTTCACTGTTATGATTGCACAACAGATCCAGGAAGATATTGGGTAGAGAATATAATGAGAAAGGAGGGGGTGGCCGCTTTGAAAGAAGGCCAGTACAGAAGATCTCACAAGATAAGACTACACGCTGGCAAATATCCAGCACTGGGTCAACAAAATCCCGTTACAGTATACAGAGATGCTAATAAAGATGGTTGTTATGATCTAAGCGATGATAATACGCAGACTGGATTGTATGGTATTAACATACATAGAGCTACAGCTAGAGAGGGAAAGAAATCAACAAAGGTTGATAAGTGGAGTGCTGGGTGTCAAGTTATAGCGGCCAATAAAGATTGGAAAGAGTTTATGGACATTTGTTATAAAGCTAGAGAGATCTGGGGTAACAATTTTACATACACTTTGATAGAATCAAAAGACATAATTTAATTGTTAATAAATTTTTTAAAAGCTATTGTGCTAAACAATACTTTTTACTATATTTAACTATGTGAAACATATTCTGTTTTTCATGGTTTTTAGTTTGACAAACCCGTTGGCTCCCCGCTAGCGGGTTTTCTTTTTATTTAGGTAATATTATATTACTTTTTTTAGAAGACATAAAAACTCCTTTTTCAAGATCAATAGTTCCATCACCATACTTCTTACTAAGCTTAGTATTCATCTTTCTTTCTTTTGTCACGTTACCTTTATATCTAGCTATCATATCTTCTTCCATTTTATCTAGATCATCTAATCTAGACTCCAAATTAATTTGTTCTATTTTAATTCTACCTAGTTCGTAGGCTATCATTCCATTATCCGCTCTTGCGTTTCTTATTTCTGATATTTCTTTTTCTTCTAATTTGTGTTCCATTTTATTTATTTTTATTATTTGACTTTAATTTTTCGATGGACCTTCCTCCGAAATAGGATCCCACGATTGTTATCAAAACAATTTGTAAAAGATCGGTCCATTTTTCTTCGACATGAAACTCTATAGTTCCAGCATCAATAAAGATTAATAACATAGTGCATACTAGCACAAAGATAAGAGTCATTGGTCTTACATTTTTTGACAGCCAAGAGTCTGAAGACATGTCCGCCTTCCATCTATCCGTTACGTTTCTTTGTAAATCATTCTCAGAATCAAGGAGCATCTTCTTCATTTCGTTTTTCAACTTCATTTTCTCCTCTTTAGTGGTAACCACATTGTCTATAATATTTCCTGCGTCACCAACTAATTTATTTAATATTCCTTTTAACATCTTTATTTTTTTTAATTATCATTTCCACAGCCTCAATGACTTGTTTTTGAGTGCCAGGCATATAAAGATCGTAAATTTTTTTCTGTTTCACAAGTGACCTTTTAAACATTTTCCACCTTAGGTTGAAGGCTTCAGTCCTAACTCCTTTACATTCTATGATCCAGCCTTGATCCAGGTTAACAAAGTCTGGTAAGTAAGTTGCTTTAGATATTCTATTTGATACTTTAAAAAAAACATTCTTACCCTTGCTTACTTTCTTTTCTATACAATCTCCTTCATATTTAAAGCCATCTATAATAGTGAACCTTACATTTTCGTAATCAAAAGGAACCTTGCGTGAAGTTAAGTATTGATAGGTAAACCTTTCTAATTTAGATCTAAACTTTATTCCTTTGTAAGTGTTAGTTGTAGCGTTTCTAACTTTCTTATTTTTACTTCTTCTCTTGAACATTATGGTATTCTATTATTTTTTTATATTCTTTTTCATTATCTTGTCTATCATAAAAATGATACAGACCATTTATTTCTGGAGCCAAAACAATCTTATCACCATTGTCTAATAAATAAGTTTGGTAGTCAACAAAGTAACCTATATATACCCAAGGATAATAATACCCTATGTTATCATTTTTTTTTATTCTTATACCGTAAGGATCTACATAAATACTAAAGTTTCCCTCTACCTTTTCTGCATATATAACCTCTTGGTTTTCTGATAAGCTTTCATATACTTCATCACAATAGTATTGACCTTCATTGATTTGTGCGACTAACTGACTCCCCAGTATCATCACTAAAAAAATTGTTTTCTTCATAAGCTATAAATTTTAATTTATCTTGTTTCATAAAGAACATAAGTTCTCTATCCCATAAGGAACCTGGCCTTATATTTTTCATCCCTAACCATTTAACAGATCCAACAACATCCTTTACCCATATATATCCTATACCATCTTGAAAGGCCCATATAATACAAACAGGTCTACCCTCTTCTATCTGTTGTTTTTGACAGTGATGTAACTTTCTAACAGAAACTCTTACATAATCCTTCTGACCAATAGTTTCATTAACACCTTTTACTTCAGCAAAACCAACTTCAGATAAAGTTTTTTGATCAAACAATACAGCATCAACCTTGCTTAATGATTCAAGTTCTGCAAAACCTAATTCATGTTCTTGACAAAGTAAGCTTAATGCTCTTGATTGTCTTGCTCTATCTATTTTTCTTTCATATCTTTTTTCTTTCATTGATGTTGACTTTGTGTTATTTTTTTCCATAGACTATGGGTGCAACTTATACCATCTAAAGGACAGCTGTTACCAAAATCTAGGTATCTACCAGATCTTCTATCATACTTAAGTTGTTCTTCTCCTGGTATACCTACAAGTTTTTGGAACTTAACCTTTTGAACAGTGAACCTAACAGAAGTATCATTAATATCCATGGAGTCATTTCTATGTATACATATGACATTATCAGCTTTATTAAACCAGTTCTGACTACCACTTATATCATAAGCTGTTGGTTGTTTGTATCCACCTCTTTCATCCCTATCCATCTTTCTAGGGTGTGCTATAATAATAAACTTTAGATCATTAACTTGTTCAAACCTTCTTATTTTTGTTAAGCATTCCCCTATGTAAGTTGTTTCATCCTTGCCTCCAAAGTTATGATCAAGTTGATTAAAGGGATCAAGTAAACAACCCTTTATACCATACCTCATTACAAGATGTTTAAACTTTGATAATATATTATCCAAAGAGAAATCATCTTCAGGATAAATAGCAAAGAAATGATCATGTAAAAAGTTTATAGCAGTTTCATAATCATGCAAACTCATTCTATCTTCTACATCAATATCAGAAGTGTTGCCTATATACATTTCCGCTAGAGTATCAAATAGATCTCCAATAGGATAATTCTCAGGTGAAAACACGCCCCACTTCCAACCATACATTACTGATGCGTTTAGCATAATCTGTAGGGCCATCATGGTTTTTCCAGATCCTGGTATACCAGTCCACACATCCAGCTCTGATGTTCTTAAAGTATAATGATTATTTAAAACACTGTAACCTGTTGTAAGACCTTTCTTTTTACCATTGTTAAACACATCGATCATATACTCTTTTTCAGAGTGAACGGTAAAAACTCCATCAACGGGGTAGGGTTCCGCTAAAGATATACAGTTAAGTATTTCATCAGGACCATGTTTAAGTAGCATCTCATTGGCGTCCTTTACTTCATCAGGAAACTTCACTAAGAAGCACCTTTCTCTACCCAACCTTCTACTTAATTCTTCTAACAGAACCCTTCCGTTCACATCATTATCTGTGCATAAATATATTCTTTTTTTATTTTCAAAATACTCCCAACAATTATCTAAATAAGAAAACTTATTGTTAAAGTTTTTTGTGCCAGGATTGGGTGCTCCATCAGGAACGGACACACAATTTATTACACCCGCTACTTCCATAGCTAACTTGTCCATTTCTCCTTCTACAATAAGAACCTCGTCACAATCATTAATATCATCCAAACCATAAAATATCTTTTCAGCATCCTTTACTTGTTTAAAATTCTTTTCTCCATCCCTATACTTTACATTAATAAGCTCACCATCTCTATAATAATTAAAACATATTACCTGCCTTTCTTTTGATACTTGAGGCATATACTCTTTCTTTTGTGTGATCTTATTTCTTTTTATAACTTCTTGTGTTATACCTCTGGTGCTAAACCATTGTAAAGTTTCATCAGAAAGATCTGTAGTATTGCTTAATGTTGGTCTTGAGTATTTAATTTTTTCTTTTTTTGTATAAGTTTTATGAGTATTTAGTATTCCGCTATCTCCACAGTGGTGACAAACATAAGCACCAGTTTCACTATTTATAGCTAAACACTTCTCGTTTTTTTTCTTACGATCATGCGAACAGTTATAGCAAATATGCCTTACCTCACTAGGAGCATTAGGTTTTAATTTTATTCTATCGTTGTTTAAACTCATTATCTAAATAATTGATCTACATCAAAGTCTTGTTTGACCTTTTCTTTTGTTATTTCTTTTTCATCTCTCCAATATTCACCATTCAACCAAGTCAAAGGATTCTTTCTATATTTTATTTCTGGTGTCGATTTTACATAATCTATAGCTGAACTACAAATCTTACTCATGTTGCTTAAACTGTATCTCATAAACTTTTCTTTACACTTATGCATACCAATCTTTTTATTATAACTAACCCAAAAGTTTTCAAACAAAGTATTCTTTGCTATTATTTCTTCGTCAGTATCTTTTTTTACTTTTATTTTTTTGTAAAGATTCTTTGACTTGAAGTGAGTATCTAGGTTTATGTAAGTTTGCTCACAATCCTCTATGGAGTTGTATGTAACAACCACTGGCATATCGCTATACTTTGTAAGCACATGTATTGTTTTTTCTATTCTAGTAAAACTTATTATTGCGTTACTATCTAAAGAAACAGTTTCTTTTAATTTTAAATACATAGTTTTTAGTTTAAAAAAAGGGGGTTCTAATTGCACTTCGTGTTATCCCCCAGTGCAAACCTTTGAGAAAATAATATCTACTTACAAGGAGCACCCCCTTAATTATTGATTTAATTAAAATGGTAATGGTTCTTCAGCCTTTTCAGTTTTAGCTTCAGGCTTAAAGTCGTTGATCTTAATGTAGTGAGTCTTACCATACTCATTTACACCGTCTCTGTTAGAACACATAGTAAGGTTTACATATTTCTTACCATTGTATTCGTAGACATGATCTTTGATCTTCATTAGATCAACACTAAAGTTAACAATAGATCCTCCATCGTTAAACTTTACTTCTTTACCGTTTCCACAGTATACAGTTTCATTTTTTGTTTCCATAATTAATTGTTTTTTTTGTTAAACATTCTTGTTAATTCATTAAGCTTTGTTTCAAATGATAAAAGACGGAGGTGAAACATCCTCATTGTCTCCTTTGAAACATCTAGCTCAACCGATTTATTATCGTGGTTTATCTCCACCATACACTCCATAATAGAGCGATATTTTTTACTGTAAGATCTACTAAATTTTAGATCCATTTCGTGCATTTTTAAAGCATGTATAACTGATGCGTGTGATTTATAACCAAGCCTTTCAGCTATCTCATCTAGTGATAAATCAAAGCAGGATCTCATTATACTGCAAACCATATTTCTTGCTTGAACGATCAGTCTTTTTCTACCAGATGTAACCATAAGTTCTTTGGGTGGCATCTTGTAAACATCTCCAACAACAGTTACTAAACTGTTAAATTTCTCTACCAATATATCATCCTTTAATGTTAAATAACTTTCTAAAAGTTTCTTCATAGTTTTCGGTTTTTAGTTTTTTCATTATTTGATTTGCATTCTTACATGGAAAAAGTTCAGGTGACTTTAAATACTTTCTTAATGTTGGTAAAGATAGTCCAGTTATTTTACTAATCTCTTTCCTAGTAACTTTGTTTTCTTTCATTGTTCTTGTTAGTGTATTCATAGTTTTTGTTTTAAATTATTTCTTGGTGAATATATTCGTAAGGATCTTGATCTTGATTTATAAAAAACTTTTTATAAACTTGTAATAAAAATTTATACTTATCCCTACCTGTTTCTAATAACTCTGGCCCACATATATATATACCCAGATTATAAGGTGGTGTTTTTTCTATAACAATAAATATAAATCTTTCAGCACCAAAGCCATCAGAATAATATGCGGACTGACGATCATAGGAATACTTTTTTACAGAATACTTAAATCCATTTGGACTAGCATCCATGGTTGTTTTTATATCAACCAAAGTTTTATTTTTATCGTTCCAATAATCTGCTTTACATTTACATAAAACATCCACATCATTATCCTTCCAAGCTTGAGGTAACTCTGATACTCCACCAGATAATAGATCCATGCACTCATGAGAAGAAAATAATCTATTTCTCATTCCTATTAATGAATCAAAATCATCTTGAGTTAGTATAGTGTTACCAATATTATCCTCCATAAATTTAGATATAATTTCCTTACCCTCCTTAGTTCTTTTATTTACATTAGGTTCTACAACAACTTGCTTGTCAAATTTTTTAGGCTCTAACATACATAAATGAAAAGCTCTACCAAACTTTAAAGCTTTTGTCTCAGGCCTTAGGTCAGGGTTATTACGATAATGATCATAATGAGCTGGACTTTTTGCAAGTAATCCTAATTGAGAATTAGTAATATATTTAAAATCTCCGTAATAGTTTTCGTCTGAACGAAACTTTTCTATATCTTCTTTATACATATTACAGTTGTTCTTCTAAGGTTGATTTCTGTGCGTCAGTCATATCATATTTGTGCATATGTTCTTTTACAAGATCGGGGTGCCCGTCTGCAATAGATTTAAGCATGGCCTCAAATATTTTGGTAGTCATTTTTTTCTTACCCTTTGGTTTTGGTTTTATAGATTCTTGTGCTATAGCCATTTGAACTTCATTTGCAGAAGCTACAGATGAGTCAATACCTATACCAAAATTAGCTAAAGCTCTACCCCAAGCAGATGTTTCACAATTCTCCACATGACTTGTTTTATTAATATAACTTGAGTTTTTTGTTTCGTGTGCATGTCCTGTAGCTACAATCCTACCACTAGGATCTAAAACATTTGCCACCATTACACACTGATCGCTCGTGCATTCTATAATTTGTGTTGTTAATGAATAATCTTTGTAGTTATTTCTAAAGTATTTCAGTCTTTCTGAAACCTCTACATAACTCTTTCCTTTGATGTTTATTGTTTTTAAGTTTGACATATTTTATTTATTTAAATTAAACTAATTTATAGCAATAATAATAATAATCTTTCACTTTCACAACAGTTTATGAAAGTTTTTTTTACTTTACCATCTATTGCTTTCTTTTTTTATCAGCAAAATACAGTTAGACATAGGTTTTTTATTCTCTATTTTTTTCAAATAAAGACTGATCCTATCCCTATCTAATCTTTGCACTTTCATATCTATCATTTCTCTGGCTTGTTTTAGTACCATGTAGTTTGTTTTACCGAACCCTTTTTTTCCTTTTAAATTATCTATTGTTTCTTGATCTTCTAAGGATCTTGTTAACAATCTTTTTAATTTTAATTCATTAAGGTAGTCTGAACAAACTGAACTTGATAAGTTTTTACTAGGACTAATTGCCTTTGTTAATTTTGAATTATCTATCTTTTTCTGCATTTTTTAATAAATTTATTTGTTCTTCATTTTTTAGTTGAGATATGTAATTATATGCTTGGCTTTCTTTTTCAAAAAACTTGGCATCAGGATGTGATCTGTACATTTCTTCACTAACATTATCCCAAACACTTTCTTGTATATCGTATCTTTTTCCACTCTTTATTATAGTATAATAAGTTTCTCCTTCTTTAAATGGGTATTTTATATGATCGTGTATTTCTTGTAAAAAATATTTAAAAAGAAGATCTGCATCTGACTTTACTTCATCTTTATATACAAACCCTTGAAATTCATCTATAGTTTCTTTCCATATGGCTTCTTCTCCATATATTTCTTTTAGTTTATCGTTGGTTAGTTTTCTGGCTAGTGCTTTTGTTTTTATTTTCATTTTATTTAATTTTAATTAATTTATTTATTATATCTATGATCAAAAGAAATATACCTCTTGTGTATATTAACACAAATAATGATATATAAAATACTACGAAGTATATCCCTAGATCTCCTATTGTTTTCCAAAACTCTCCCATAGTTAAGAGTCTTCACAGTTATCTGCATACTCACAACCCTCATTGTATAAGTTGGAGTCTACTTGATTTATATAATCTACAAAGTGATTATACCATTTTAGTTGTTGCGATAGTGATCGTGCTTGTTCTTGAACACTAATCAATAGTTCTGACATTTCTTTTTCCATAATTTTATTTATTTACTATTATTTCTATTCTTTTAATTAACTCCCAAACATCAATGCCACCCAACTCAAATTCTTCTAATTGAAATTTTATATTTTTTTTTAATTCTTCCATAATTTTATTTGCTTTTAGTTAGTTATATTTTTTTATTTGATCCATTCGTTCCATAAATAATTCAGTATCTTTTATAAACTGATCTATATTTATTTTAGGTATGTTCTGTTCTTCTCTTAATTTGTCGATATGGTCTTTTACTGGGCCATTTTCGAATCTCTTTAACATTTCTTGTAGTGTCATAATTTTATTTGTTTTTAGTTAATTGTACTCTTATATATTCTCCATGCTCATCTTCATCTATATCAGCTACATTATATTCATCTGTTTCTATAATATCATCAACAACAATATCTCCATGTAGTTTAAATAATTCTTTTTTTATTCGTAATTCTACTATGTCGTTACCATAGTAATCTTCTATTTTTATTCTCATAATTTTATTTGTTTTTAGTTAATATTATCCCAATTAATTTCTCCATTTTTATTTATGTAGTCATTATCTATTAAATACTTTGCTGTTCTTCCGTAATGTCCTTGTAAATTCCAAGCCATTCCGTTTTTAATAAGATGACTAAACAATTCTAATGATTCTTTGTCATTTAAATCACCACATTCATAACCCATAATGTATTTTACTCTGTTTTCGTTTGTTATCATAATTTTTAGTTTTTAGGATTGTTAATTAATTCTGTTCCCTCAAAAAACCTATCAACATATTTTGCTTTTGAATTTCTGTAATCTATTGTACTTACATTAATACATTCAGACCATTCTAGATCATGAGTAATATGTTTTATAATTTTTTTTAATTGTTCTTCATCACAATAATGAGGAAAACTTATTTCGTGTCTTAATTTTTTTTTCATGATTTTATTTGTTTTTAGTTAATAATTCGGGCTTGTTTTCTTTTATCCAATCGTAACATCTTTTTTCATTTTCTGCAAATAATTTGCTTTGCTTTTTGTAATCAATGTTTCCATTTTTGTCGATCACAGCAAACTTTGAGTATAGAAAATGTTTAGTGTTATTGGAGTCAATAAAAAATACTTTCTTTTTATTGTGTATTAATTGTTTTTTAAATTCATTTAGTTTCATAGTTTTTAAGTTTTTAGTTAATCTAATATAGTAAATATTTTTCACTTCTCCAAACGAATACCTAGTTCTGTTGCTCTTTCGATCAAATACTCTGTATCGTAATCAATTTCCCCTCTATAATAAGCTAGTGCTAGTTTATCATCTTCGTTTGGTAGTATGTGTTCTTCTACAAATTGTTCTATTTCCATTGTTTTCATAATTTTATTTATTTAAGTTCATGTTTATAAATCTTATTTCGTCTGTTGATGTATTTATTTCCTCATTTGAAAAAGCTTTCTCAAAACCCTTTAAAGAATAAACTCGTCCTTGTTTCTCTGCCTCATATATAAATTCATCATCACTTAATTCATTTATCCATTCAATATCTACAACCCTATCATCATTTGTATTAATTACATATACTCTTGTTTCTTTTTCCATAATTTTATTTATTTAATTTGTTTAACATCATTAATTATAACTTCCTCTAAATCATCAAAGCAAACTTGCTCATCTCTTATTAGTACATCATCTAAAGGCATTTTAATATATGTATCTATACTATATCCTATATCATTATGTTTAATTACTAACTTTACATTTTTAATAGTTATTTCTATACTATCTTCTAATTTTAATTCTTTTTCCATAATTTTATTCTTTAATTTTTAATACTATACTTTCTAACTTATTATTTGTTTCTTCATCATACAAATCTTCTTCTACTATTGATACCTCATAAACATCAGAATCATTAGAGTATCTATAATTTACTTGTATGTTAGATAAATCATTATCCTTTCTTAATTCTGTTAAGTAATCAAATAATTGTTTTGCGTTTAATTTTTCCATTGTTTAAATTTTTTTTATTAATACTATTGACTTTGTCATTTTTTTGTTGTAACTTTTTCCACTTTGAGTCAAAGAAGTAAGAATCTTATTATAAAAATATAACTCTCTATACTACTACTCCTACTTCTTCTCCTCTTCTACAAACTACAAACTAATTTCTTGTATTAGGGTTAGCTATATCCTTTCTTGTATTAATGTACCTGTTTTAATTGCCTGTAATATATTAGTATATTTAGATAATTCTTTTTCAGTATAATCAAAATATTCTCCATTAATCGCACTGAATACATGAAAAATATTTTCTTCTTCATTGTACATTATTTCTTTACTACTTTTTGCTAATCCATTTGCTAATGATATATAAAAATCCTTGTACTCATTTAAACATATTGATTTTAATTCTTCTAAACTTTTTACTACTTTCATGATTTTAAATTTTATTGGTTATTATTATTTATTCTATCTTCTCTTAACTTAAGTTCATCAATCGCTTGACTTCTGTCTTCATAACTTCTTTCTCTATCCATTACTATCTGTTCTAAAACAGAGGTCTTGTATCGTATGTATGGTCTGTCTGGCGATAGTGAATTGCTTTCATGATCATGAGAATCATTTTTTGGTAGTTCTATATTATTTATTATATAGTCCTTAAGTTCTTCGTAATCATGACCATGTCTTAAACACCATTCAGATAATTCCACATTACTACCTTCACCTATTGAACGTAATCCATAACTATCAGTTTCTACTATATGCATTTCTCCCTCATAATCATCTAAATTAATATGTCCATATACATTAAATGTTTGTCCATTTATTATAACATCTATATCAATAGATAAGTTGTATACTTCGATGAATTGTTCTGTTATTTGTATTTCCATTGTTTTCATAGTTTTTAGTTTTATGAGGGGTGTATTTCAACCCCTCTAGTTAATATTTATTTTGCGAAAGGATTAGGTAAATTAGGTTCTTCATTTATATATCTAGTTTCCATAGAGTCCTTTCGTGCAACACTTGGTCTATCAACATTTGATATTACATTTTTTCTAGTTAGTTGGTATAATAAATCTTGTAACATCTCTTTGATTAACTTGAATCTTTTTTTCTCATCTTTAGACCAAGCGTGGCATGAATAATCTTCATAGTATTGCTGTTCATTCTCCAACATTTCTTTGAACTCATTACTGTATGATTTGACTGAAGAAGATTCTTCACCTAAGTTTATCCATACATAAAATTTAGAGTTTCTTTCGAAAGCTTTTTTGAATATTTTAATCATTTCCAAAGATTTTCTGGCATCATGGTAACTACATTCAGATGCATTTTGTTGATATCTTTCTTCTTCATTAATCATGTCAGAAAATACGCTGTTGAATTTTTTGTTTATTGTTATCATAGTTTTATAGTTTTTAGTTATTTAAAGTTAATATTAGTTTTTGATAATTCCAAATAAAATGAAATTTATTTTCAGTTACTACCTGCATGGAGTAAAGTTTCTATCATCATATCTGCCCTCTTTTACACACTTAATATTTTCTAGTGTTCGGTAGATATTGTTCAGAATTTTATTTACCAATTTAGGTGTAGCATCTAAACAAGAGGTGTCCCAATCACTTCTTAATACTTTGATAAACCCTCTTCGTTCCATTGAATTTTGCATACTTTCTGAGCCCCATTTCCATTTACCTTTTTCGTAGTATATTCCAATGCCCGAGCTAGAGTTTACTTTTTTCACACCCTTTGAAATACACTCTCTAAAATATTGGTGATTATGGTAGTAAAACATATACATAAAATGATTTATTTCATCATTGTTTGATAGTTTTATTTCTCTAATTGTTCCATCTGAACATAACAGTGGAGAAGTTTTTGCTAATTCTTTAGCTTTTGTTTCTCTTCTATTTTTGAGCTCTCGTGATCCTGAGAGGACTAAATTGTTAAGTTCGTTGTCTGTTAAATTTTCAAAATTTGTTTTCATAGTTTTATAGTTTTATTTATTTAATAATTTTTTTGCTTTTGTTAACGCTTTATAATAATGCACTGCACTTTTATAATGATGTGTAGTACATGAATGAAATTTTAAATTTCCAACACTATTATAATTTAAAGTATTATCTTTTTTTCTATTTATATAAAATACTTTATTTCCTATTTTTGTTTCGTGTATTGTCATTTCGTTTAGTTTTATAGTTAGTAATTATTTAGACATTAGAGCAAAGCTATAGTCTATTTCTGTTTTCATGTCTGCGAAATTCTCTCTAGCTTTTTCAGTTGCATGAAGTGAAGCTAGTAGTTCACTGTTTAAGTTACAGGTAAATTGATAACCCGAGTTGTTGGCTATTTCCATAGATTCAGTTAAACTGGCGTCATTTTCCATAAGGTATTTTATTGCTTTATGGTAATAAATTATATCTACCCAAAATAGATTTTTTTCATCTAAATAGTCATATAAATCATCATAGCTTTTTAAACCCTCTAAATCAGATTCATTAATGTATATATTAATTTGTGCTAGGTTTCTAATTATGTTATGTGCCTCTATTTCTTTTTTTGTTCTAAAGTCATCAAATCTTTCGTTATATGGTTTCATAGTTTTATAGTTTTATCTTGTTTTTAATTCTGTTTTTAATTGCTCTTTCATTTCAATTAATTGCTCTCTTTTTAAATTCCACTTGTTTACAATAGGAATTGTAATCATTTCATTAACTGATTTTAGAATTTGATTTAATTCTTGTACTGTGTACTTACTTAATTCGTGTTTATATTCTCTCATAATTTTATAGTTTTATAGTTAATATTATTGATTTGATTTCTTTTTGAATTTTAATATTTCCCTTAATATTTCCAATCTACCTAAATCGTAAGCCCTTAACATATCGTAATCATTATCAGTGTCTTTAGATAATTGTTTTTCACCTCCATCATATTCGCTTACAAAGTGTTCAACATCTGTTATTAAGTCAGTAAGATACTCTTCTAATGTTTTGTAGTTCATAGTTTTATAGTTTTAAAGTTTGTAATAGACAGGAGGAACTCCTCCTGTTTCGGTCAATCAGACCTCATCAGTATTACTTTCTTAGGTCTGTTATTCTGTTATATATAAACCAATAAGCCTCTTGTATACCATCTTTATCTAATTTGATTGCACACCTCTCACCAACTGCTTCTTTGCTCCAACCTGCAAGGTAAAATGTTATTTCTAGTTTATTGATATGACCACTGAAGTTAATGAACCAAGTATTATTAGTTTCATTGTTTTCCCCTAATGCTAGGCTTATAAGGTTTAGTAAATCTGCTCTGTTTTTCATAATTTTTAGTTTTAAAGTTTGTATGTCCAAAGATAAAAACAAAAAAATTTAATATCCAAACGAAAATGTAAAAAACTTTCAATCTCTCGAGGAAAATAATTTAAAAATAATTTGTGAACAGAGGTGTCAATCTGTTTAACAGATAATGAATTTAATTAGTGGGGGGATTGACTCACTTTCTATGTTGTTTCTTCTTGAGGGAAAATCCATCTAATGAACTTTCTCACACTACCGAATGGCATTATATCAAAAAGATATTTAATGTCTTAAATCGCTTTATTTGTTGTCATGTAATTCATTTGACAATTCCAAATAAATAGTTAATTATTTTTATCAACATGTTATAAACATTATAGTTGTTAATAAAAAAATATGTATGATTGTTTGGATATGTGGGGAATGTGTATATATTAAAATATATTATATAATAATATTCGGTACTACCAAATATTATACACAAAAGTTTTGAAGAAATTGATGTTCAAAAATCAAGGTCTAAAATTTCAGACCAACAGATAGTTATGTTTTTTGGTTTCGGCAAATTAGTTTCGGTTACCCCCACCCCCCTAAAAAATTTCGTTTTGTTGTGGTCTGCGACTGCCCTACTATATATAGTTATCCCATACCTTTGCATATCTCACTTTTTTTTATAACTTTGCATATGGCTAAACGAGACTACAAACAGGAGTACAAGGACTTTCAGAAAGATAAGATCAGCTACAGGGTTGAATTAAAGAAGAAGGATAAGGCTCTAGGGGGTAAGGTTGGTGATGGTAAAGACGTGTCACATAAGAAAGGTGGAAAGGTTGTTTTAGAAAGATCTTCTAAGAATAAAAGCCGCAGGGAAAAGTCCAGAAAGAAAGGTAGTAAAAGAAAGCCATTTGCGTTTTGGAAAAAGAAATCTAAAAGAAAAAAGAAATAATGGCAGCAACTATAAGAAGAACAACTAAAGGGAAAGGGGCAAACTACAGGCCGACCAAGTCTGGGGCTGGTATGACTAAGAAGGGTGTGGCTGCTTACAGAAGGGCTAACCCAGGATCTAAGTTAAAGACTGCTGTTACTGGTAAGGTAAAAAAGGGTAGTAAGTCTGCTAAAAGAAGAAAGTCTTATTGTGCTAGAAGCAAGGGGCAAATGAAAATGCATAATGTTAATTGTAAAAAGACTCCAAACAAAAGAATATGTCAGGCTAGAAGGCGTTGGAAATGCTAACTAATAAAAGATCTAAAGATGGGTGTTCGAGTAAATAAATATAAAAAGGGCGGTAAAACAAAAAAACCTAGAAGGGACGCTTGTTATCACAAGGTGGTTGCTAGATATGGCCCTAAGACCTCTGCTTATAGGAGTGGAGCCATGGCTAAGTGTAGAAAGGTTGGAGCTGCTAACTGGGGTAATAAATCTAAAAAATAATGGCTGTACGTAAAACAAAAGCTGGATTAAGACTTAAGCGTTGGTTTAAAGAAGATTGGCGTACACCAAAGGGCAAGAAGGATTATAGTGGCGGTGAGAATACTTTTAGACCTACTAAAAGGATTTCTAAAGACACCCCTACCACGTGGAGTGAATTAAGCCCGTCTGAAAAACGAAGAGCACAGAAGGAGAAGAATGAGAAGGGAAGAGTTAGTAAATACAAAAAAACTAAAGTAAACAAAAAATCAAAAAGAAAAAAACGTAAAACTAGAGTAAAAAAGAAAAAGAAATAAAATGGCAAAACTAAATAAAAAATCAAGCAAGATGTCTTTTATAGATAATTCTGATCTGTCAGAAAGACAAAAGACTACCATGAAAAAACACGCTGAACACCATACCATAAAACATATGAAGTTAATGGTTAAGTTAATGGGGGAAGGAAAGTCTTTCACAGAGGCTCACAAGATCGCTATGGATAAGGTGGGTAAATAATGTGTACTAAAAAGAAGAAGACCAAACAGCTAGGCATGAATCCTAGCACTGCGGCTAACAGACTAAAAAAATCAATACTATTTTCACTTGCTAAACGATTAGATCTAAACTGGTGTTACCAGTGTGGGTGTGAAATAACGGATGTACAAAAGTTTACTGTGGAGCATAAGAAACCTTGGTTGGATTCTGAAGATCCTAAACGTCTGTTTTTTGACATAGAAAACATCGCATTCTCTCACGCTAGTTGTAATTATAAAGCATCTAGGGGTAGAGTAGGTAAGCCATGTCCTTCTGTGACAGCCTATAGAAACGGATGTAGATGTGAAGGTTGTTTAGAAGCTAAACGTGAATATAGAAGAAATAAGAAAAAGTTTAATGACAACCGCAGTCCTCATCGTCCTTAATCTCTTCTGTAGAGATCTCAACTACTTTTAGAATATGATCTGGCATAAAGTCAAATAAAGAAACAATGGTTTCATCCTCTACTTCTAAAGCAAAAGCACCTAAGTGATAAAAAGCTGCGTTACCCATATCTATCATCTTTCTTGTAGTAGCCATATCGGTACCACCTTGTTGTAAAGCCATGACCTCTATTCCTAAATAATCATCAACTAACATAGCTATTTGTGCTAGCATCTCAGCCTCATCACCTCTAAAACCTCTGTTTACAAGTTCTGAAAAAGCAGCAGTAGCCCCAGGGCATATATGAAAGTTTTGAGTTTTATAACCCATGACATCCATCTCACCACCCTTACCATCTCTTTGCATGTCCATAGAGTGATCGCTAACGCCCTCTATTATTATAACCATTGACTCGTTCATATCTTATTTATATTTATTGGTCTTGCCTCCCATTAAGTATTGCATAAAAGGCTTCATCATTCCACCACCCATATACTTCATTTTACCTCCATACTCATACTTTTTAGCCATTTCAGGATCCATTTGCATTTGAACTTTTTCTGGTAACATAGAAAAACCTTTCATTTTATTAGGAACAGTCCCCCCATCTTCCATGTATTTAGTCATTTCATCAGCAGGATCAAACTCAGGCATATCCATATCGTTACCTCTATTCTTCTTCTTTTTATTTTTCCTTTTAAATTTCTTAAAGAAGTCTTTTATCTTTTGCTTACCTCTACCCTTTTCTTTCTTTTCATCTTCAGGTGTAAGAACGATTTCTGGCATGTCACCTTCTATTGGATCAGGACCCCCTTGATCAGCAGACTCAGAACCCTCTGAACCCATAATCATTTCTTCAGGGCCAAATGGATCTACTGGAGTCATAAACATAGGAGTGCTTGAACCTGTTTCAACTTCTTCTTTTTTATCTTTTTTAGATGACCCCCCAAATGGATCACTAGAGCTTTTTTTAGTTTCAACAACTTCAGTTTCATCTTCTTCATCTTCATCAACTACTTCAAACTCTTTAAGCTTCTTTTCTTCAGGTGTAGAGCTGGGCATTATGTAGTTAATAAAAGCTTGTACCCCAGGATCATTCATTAGCTTTTCCTCCAACATCTCTTTATCCTTTTTCATAAGCTCTTCCTCAGATGGGATTAAATCACCTGGGCCCACCATAGTAGATTTAGAATCTTTTGGTGCAGAAACGTTAGAATCAATTTTAGGTGCTAATAAACTTACTAACTTATCAGCGTTTTCTTTACCGTAAGCGTTTTCAAATAATTTAATATCACGATCAAACCTTCTATTATTTTCTAAATCCTTACCCCCAAACTCATCTATCATAGCTTGAGCTGATCTCTGTAAAAACTTAGTTTTTTTAGGATTACCTTCAACATTAAATTCCATTCTAGTTTCAACACTTCTTTCTCTAAGTCTATTGTCAACCTCATCAACAGGTAGCCCTACACTAGCAGCAGCCTCTTTTTTTTCCTTTTCAGACATTTTTTGCCAGTCATATAAAAGGATACTTTCAACAGACCTTTTTCTTTTTTCTCTACCTTTATCTGTAGGATCAGTGCTGTCCTGTATTAATTGTGCTATATTTTCTAAATCTTCTGGGTTTATATTAATTGCCATAACTTTTTCTTTTTTTCTTTTTTAATTGTATTCCACCTTTTTTATATCCAGGTACCTTCATTCCTTTTTTACCCGCTTGAGGTTTGTATCCATATACGAAATCATACTCTTCATCAGATAGTTGACCTTGAGGTTCTTTTTCAAGCATTCTTTTAGCCTCCTCTTCGCTTTCATACTCCTTTCCACCTATAGTAAATTTTTCTTCTACTACTTCCTCTTTTTTCTCTGTTTCCTTATCCTCTGGTGCTTTTGGTTCTTTATCCGTATCACCCTCTTTATCTGTATCATCTGATGGTGGAGGTGGTGGATCATCTGTTCCTGAAGGAACATTTCCAGACATTATTTGCTTACTTTCTTCAAGATCTATTTGTTTTATATCTCCCCCTACCTGGTCATCTTTGTCTATAAATGTTGGCATTAAATTCGTCATTCCTTGTGTAGGAGTAACAGTACCAACACTTTCAAGTCCCACTGATGGTATATTTATACCAGGATCTGCAAATTGACCTAACTCCTGACCAGTCTTACCTTGAGTAACAATAGTCTGTAAACCTTTATTTTTAACATAAAGCTCTAATGATTTTCTTTCAGTATCTGAAAGCTTATTAAAATCGGAGGTATCATCGTTTCTGGTGAAATCCATAAGATTACCATTCATATCAAAAACTAAACTACCTGTACTAACCTTTTCGTATAAATTTGTAAGCCTTGTATCATTAAATAAGGGGTTACCTCTACTTCTTTCTTTGTCACTAAAAGTGTATGTAAAACCAGGAACATTTTCTTTTTCTCCTGTTTGTCTATTTGTTTTTGTAAAAACATTATCGTCAAAATCAAAGCCAGAGTTTTCTCCTATCCACTCATCTCTTCCCCTCTTTCCCTTTGTATTCATGTTTTTAAAAGTGTTATATAATTCATTAGGATTATTATATAAACTCTGAATAGAGTCAGAAGTCATTCTATTCTCAGAACCTAACTCCCGACCAGTTACCCTATTAAATAAATTAGCGTATTGCTCAAAACCAGCAGACTTACCTATTCTGTCAAATCTTTTAAGAGATGGGTCACTAAAAACACCTGTGTTTATACCAAAAGGAAAGTCACTAGGATCTTTGCCTTGTTTAGTTGCAAACTCTTTAACTGCATCAAAATCCTCATTTACAAAAGTTATATTAGGTAAACTTTCTGAAAATAAATTAGCATAACTAGCAAGTCTTCTACCAGGATTTTCTTTTTGATACTGATCTAAACTATATTGGTATTGCCTTTCTCCTGCTCTCATTCCAGCATAAGGATTTGCACGGGTAGGGTCGATAGCAGGATCGACTGTTGTTGATGGTACTTGAGTAGTTTCTTGAGCATAAACCATAGGCTTTTCTGTTTTGCCTCCAGCTCTATATTTTTTTTTGAATTTCATATTAATAATTTTTTTATAAGTACCTCTTGTTCTAGTGCGGTACAAAATTTAGTCACAATAATCTTACCCCTTTGTGATATAACATATCTTCTTGCTCTATTATGTGATCTTTCTAAATATATGCTAATATAACCATTTTTCAATAGATCTGGTAGATTTCTGGTTATAAAGGTTAAAGAACATTGATAATCTTTCTTTATAGTAGTTCCAGTAAAAGACCTTAGATCATAAATAAAAAACAAGAACTCAAGATCAGAAACTTTTAGTTTGTAATGATCTCTAAAAGAAAACAGTATTTTTCTGTAATTCTTTAGACAGCTCTTTAGGTCTATTTGCATTTAGTTAAATTATAGTACAGCAAATATAAATAAATATTTCTTATATTGAAAATAATTACCTATATTTGTGAATCGTTAATTAAAAATATAATAATATGGCATTATCAGGAACAAAGGCGGATGAAGCTGCTTTCGGTCAATACGGATCAAGTTACTTAAATGGTGATGGTGATTTAATAAATTTAGAGTCTTCTACAAAAGTATTTATTTGTGCAATCACAATGTGCGAAGATACTACTTTTCAAAAACTAGAAAACTTAGGAGGAGACATAAGATCAATAAGTACGGTTACAGCAGAAAACGATCATGATCACGCAACACAAGGTTTTGGAGCGTCAGCAAATTCTACAGACGTAACCACTTCTCACACTTTTAAAACAGGAGTTACTATATATGGAAAATGGGATCACGTTGAATTAAATAGCGGTGGTTGCATATGTTACTACGCTCCATTATAATATATAAGTATGTTAGGTTTAGGAAACAGTATAACTTCGGGATCTTCACCCGCATCAGGTTTTTCACCAGAACAAATATCAACATTAGTTGGGTGGTGGGATTTTACTGATGTAAACACTATGTATACAGATGCTGGTTCTACTAAGGTTTCCTCAAACGATGATAAAATATACAGAATAGACAATAAAGCCTACAGTTTAATAGGAACTCCAGCTAACGCTTTAGGAGTTTATTTAGAACAAGCAATTGAGGTTAGAAGACCTTTATACAAAACAGCTGGGACTGGAGGAGCATTGTTTGATGGCTCTAACGATCATATGAAAGCTACTAACGGAATTGGTAATGTGGCTACTAACACGCTTTCTAACACAACGCTAAATGGTAGAGAGCTTACTATATTTTATGTGGCAGAGTTACCAGGAACTAGCGTCAGTGGTGATGAGTATTTGTTTCACACAACTACTTCTAGTATCGCTGATAGGATGTCTATATATGTAAAAAACGCCACTAATGATAGATGGCAATTTCACCTTCAAAACAATACTGCTAGAACAAATAGTATAATTAATAGTGGTATAGACATAACAACTAATAAAGAGCTTTGGACTGTTGATTTAGATGGGGCTAGTAGTGGGTCTTTATATAGAGATGGCGACACATCAGATGGAGTAACAAATGGAGCTACTGATGATTATGACATCGACCTTTCACCAAATGACGCTGATGTTAAAGTTGTATTAGGGGCAAAAGATGGTACCAGTGATTTTTTAAACTCACTTGTATATGAAGTGGTTGTTTTTGATGCGGCTTTATCAGATGCTGATATTGTTTTAATGGAAAATTTTTTAAAGGACAAACACAGTATATCATAAAATAAAATAATATGAGCTCATTAACAGGACAAAAAATAAAAGATAGTTATAAAAGTTTAATTAAAACTGAGGCAACAACAGGATTTAATTCTTCTACACCAACAAGAATAGAAGACGGTGATGGGGTAAAAAGTGCAGTTCACTTAGGTAAATCATCTTTACACGTGTCTGGTAGTGTAGCTGTTAATGTTTCAGAAACCTCTACTCCTTCAGCAAATCTACATATCATAGGAACCTCTACTAAATCTATGTTAGTTGAAAACTCAGATGGTTATGATAAGTTTTATATAGGTGACTCAAGTGGGTCTTACAATGTAAAACTTGGCGATATAGACGTAACTTCTCCAGGTAATAATAATTACATGTGTATAGAGGATAATAATAATAGATCTTTTTTTAAAACTACAAACTTTGGTATAAATAATACAGTTCCTACATCAACATTACATGTTGGTAATTTTTCTGGAACAGCAAACTTTTCACTAGGATCTGACACCAGTGCCTTTAAAGTAGGTAAGAGTGGTAATACAGAACTACTTAAAGTTGACACACAGAATGAAAAAGTTGTGGTTAATGGATCTTTAGAGATGACGGGTACTGGATCTTTTAGTAAAAGTACAGAAAGAATAGAATTAGAAGAATATTTTAAAAGATTACCACAGATTAATGGAACTTTAGTTATAGATCCTGATGCAGATGACGCAGCCGCTTTAGCTAATTATGTTAGAGCAAATAAAGATTTTGAATTAGATGGAACTGATGTTGCTAGTGCGACTGTTAGGTTTGACAATAGTGCAGAGGGTTACGGGGGAATACTTATAACAACTCACAATACAGCTAATGATCAAATAATTGTACAACCTCACACAGATGCTAATCAAACTATGTGGGACTCTGATCATTTCTTAACACAAAAACAAGTTACATGGGAGTGTGCTATTCAAACAGGGTCTTCTATAGCAGATGCTTCTTTTTGGGCTGGTATAAAGAAAACTAATGACGCTGCTTACGCAACAGATTCTGATCAGGCTTATTTTTTATATTCAGCAGATGATACTCAAGGGGCTTTAACAACAAACGCTAATTTACATTTTGTTTACTCTGTTGGAGGAACTGATTATATAACAGACTTAGGTTTAGCAGTTGCGGCAGATACTGTTTATAGATTAAGAGTTGAAATAGATATAAATAGACAAGCATCTGTATTTGTTAATGGTGTTCAATATGGGGCAGTTACCTCATCTACAGCAGGTGGGGCTACACAAAGTGTTGCCACCACAAAATCTTTAGCTATAACAAGTGGAATAGTTTTAAAACCCTATATTGGTGTAGAAACTTTAACTACGGCACAAAAATCAATTCGCATATTTTACGAAAGAATTAGTAGAGTTATTGCCTAGTTGTATTAATAAAAAATTTTTACTATATTAGTAGAAATTTAATTTAATATAACATGGAAACCGAAAAACTAATTAAAAAGGTCTGTGAGGACGTTAAAGATCTACTTCTACAAAAAAATAGAGACTACGGAAATTCCGCTCTAAGCCCATCAGGTGTATTTTCAAAAGGAGATGTTTTTGAATCATTAGGATCAAGAATAGATGATAAACTTATGCGTATACAAAACGTAGGAGTTAATGATGAAACAGAGGACACTATATCTGATTTAATAGGATATCTTATTCTTTATAAAGTTGCTTTAATAATAGAGAAAGACGAGGAATATAAATCAGAAAAAGAAATTATTGAGAATGGTGGTTATGTTACAATAAATGGTAGAACAATGGGTGAGGTGGATGATTTAGATTTTTACTACTCAGAAAAAAATAAATAAAATGGAAATTGAATCAATAAATCCTATAATAAGAAAAATAACAATAGGAGACTTAAAGCAAGGATTAACTTATAAAGTTGGTCAAAAAATGTTAGGCGGATCTGTAGAGATTACTGCTATAAGATGAGGCAGCGTGGTACAAACACCAACAAGTAGTTTATGATGTGTATATAAAATCAAATGGAGATAAATTCTCAAGGCCTTGGAAAAGGTTTTTCGATCAGCCGACAGCTATAGAGTTTGATGTTGAGGATAGAGATTCTTACGAAGTACAATAATATATGAAACCAATTAAAGATCACTTTTTTATCAAGGTTGATAAAAAAACTGAAGACACTACAATTATAGGAAATACTGAATTAGTAATAGATACTAGCTACGATCCAATGAAGTTAGCTAGACAATATGGAGTTGTTGTAGAAACTCCTATATCACTTTCTAAGGGGGTTAAACTAGATATAAAGGAAGGAGACACGGTATATTGTCATCACTTTTTAACTGAAAATGAAAACGAAGTAAAGTTTTATGAACAAGAACTTGTTTATAAAATTCATTGGAGCGACATTTATTGTAGGGTTAGAAATGGTAAATTAAAAATGTTACACTATTGGAATTTTGTAGAACAAAAAATGGAAGACGAAAAAGACTTTAAAACCGAATCTGGTTTAATAACCAAACCTTATATGGAAGAGGTTAAGCTACATGGATATATAAGACACATGAGTGATTGGTCTAAAAAACAAGGACTAAAAGAGGGTGATGAGGTTATTTTTTCAGAAAACTCAGAGTATGACATGGATATTATGGGTAAAAAGTTGATGAGGATGAGAAATTTTGATATATTAGCTAAAATAGAAAAATAGTATGGAGGATTACGAAATCTTAGACATATGTATGGAAAATTCATATGACCTTATTATGGGTAAGAAATCGTTAGACGAAATACTAGAATCAAGTGAAGTTCCTTATATCTTATGGAACGTTGTTAGCGAAAAAGATCTTAAAAGCTCTATATTTAATGATGTATTAGACCTTATGATACAATATTACGAGGATATGGAAATGTATGAACGATGTTCAAAATTATTAAAATTTAAGAAAAATGAAAAGCTTAGACGTAAAAAAAAGATTAGAAGAGTTAATAGAGTCGGGTAAACAAGCATTTGATCTTTTGCTTGAAGAAGTTAAAAAACCCGTAGACCCAGAATTACAAGATGATAAAGCTAGAAACGCTATGAAGGCAAAAAAAGAATGCTTCATGGATGCACAAGAAATTTTAATGTCTATAAATAAAATTCAAAAACAAATAGAAGAAGAAAATATTGAGCAAAATATAGACAAAGAAGAAAACTCATTTCAGGCTGGATTCTCAGAAAAATACGCTAAAAAATAGAGAGTACAATTTATTTTACTATATTTGCATAATTGGTAAAAATTTCTTATGGAAGGCAAAATAAGAGTAAATGGATTATATTTCAATCTTCCTCCTAAACCAAAGAAGAAAGATATTCTTTTTTCTGATCTAAAAAAGAAAGATCAAAAATGGAGGAGAGTAGAAATGCCAGAAACCCTTTCAGAAGAAACTGCCGCTAGCCATTCAGATTTCATAAGCACAGAGTTTGATAGAAGAAAAAACGGTGTTTGGTTTATGAACAATGGCAAGCCTACCTATATAACAGGAGAGCATTACTATTATTTAAACTGGTGTAAACTAGATATAGGTTATCCTCAATATAGAGATAGGGACAGAAGGTTCTTTATTTTTTGGGAAATATGTAAAAACGATCCAGAGTGCTTTGGTATGGTTATGGTAAAACATCGTAGAGAGGGTGCTTCTTATAAAGGAGCGGCTATGTTGTTGTACGAAATAACATCTAGATATAATTCACATGGTGGTATTATAAGTAAAACAGGTGTGGATGCTAAATCATTATTTACTGACAAGTTAGTTTATATGTTTAGACACCTTCCTTTTTTCTTTCAACCTATTATAGATGGTAGTGATAATCCAAAAAGCACATTAAGCTTTAATGCCCCAGGTCAAAAAATATCTAAAAACTATCAAAAGATTGTTAAGTCAGAAGCTTTAAATAGTAAGATAGATTGGAGAAACACAAAAGATAATTCTTATGACTCTGTTAAGTTAGTTAGGTATTTATGTGATGAGGGAGGAAAATGGGTAGACGCTAACGTAGAAAAAAATTGGCAAGTTGTTAGATCTTGTTTAACGCTAGGTGATAAAATAATAGGAAAATGTTTTATGCCCACTACAGTAAACGAAATGGCTGATTCTGGAGGGGAAAGATTTAAAAATATATGGGACGATAGCAGTATAGAGGAAAGAGATGGTAATGGTAGAACAAGGTCTGGAATGTATAGTTATTTTACTCCAGCTTATGATGGGTACGAGGGTTTTATAGATGAGTATGGGATGTCTGTTATTGATACCCCAACAAAAGAGCAGGCTAAATTTATAGGTAAAAATATTGGTGCTAAAGAGTATCTTCAGAACGTAAGAGATGCTTACAAGAAAAATACCACTAAATTATCTGAAGAAAAAAGACAAAGGCCTTTTACTGTTGAAGAAGCTTTTAGAAGTGACTCAAGACACAGTCCTTTTGATGTAGAAAGAATATATCAACAAATGGATTATAATGAAGAGTCACAAGGTTTAGTAGTAAAAGGT